TGTTTGTTACGAAAAACGCTTTACCTTTGCACTCATCAAAGCAACAAAGAAAAAATCTAATACAGCTGTATGAAGAATTATTTAATAAGAAAATTTCGGTAATTAGTAGAAAACTTATCGTGTCTGATGCATCTTCATTAGCCGCATAAAAAGGAGGAATTATGGAACCTTGGTTTCAAATTATAATTACAATTTTTAGTTCGGTACTTGCGTCTTCTGGATTATGGGCGTATTTATCAAAACGAACAGAAAACAAAGATGTAAAGACGGAGATGCTTATTGGATTAGCACACGATAGGATTATGTATCTCGGTATGTTATACATCGAGAGAGGGTATATTACCCAGGATGAATATGAAAATTTGAAAGTATATCTTTTTGAACCATATGAAAAATTGGGAGGTAACGGCTCTGCTAAAAGAATTATGCAGGAGGTCGATAAACTTCCAATACATAAATTTATTCAAAATAAGGAGGATGAACACGATGAAACTTAATGACAAGACTTATGACACACTAAAATGGATTGCAATGTATTTGCTTCCAGCGGCTGGTACTTTATATTTTGCTCTCGCAGGCATTTGGGGACTCCCATATGGCGAGCAGGTTGTTGGCACAATTACAGCTGTTGACACATTCCTTGGAGTTATTCTTGGAATTAGCACAGCACAGTATAACAAGGCAAACAAAGCAGAGTAAATATCAGTATTTGTTAAGGGGGCGTGTGAATAGCATTCCCTCTTAATTTTTCCGTACGTAGGTTACTGGTAAAAAGATTATGATTACCTCAAGACTGGAGGTGATTGTATGAAAGATAAACTTTTATTATCTATAAAGGAGACATCGGATTTATTTGGTATAGGTCAGCACAGATTAAGGGATATAATCCGTGAAGATTATGATTGTAAATATCATTTAATGGTTGGTCGTGTTATAAAGATAAAAAGACAATCATTTGAAGAATTTATAAGCAAAGTAGAGCAGATATAAAATATCGACAAGGTGCCCTGAATGTGATATTATTATTTAGTATTCATTCGAGGCACTTTTTAATGGAGGGCTGAGAATATGGCAAATAAAACTACATCTGAAAAGAACAAACCGACAAGAAAAACATTGAGGGCGGATGAATACTATAACCCCAAAACGAAAAGGTATGAGTATCATTATAAAGATGCTCTTGGAAAGGAAAGAGTGGTAAGTTCCTATAGACTCGAACCTACGGACCAATTACCAAAAGGTAAACGTTCAGGTAAAAGTTTACGTGAAAAGGAAGCAGAATTAAAAACACAGTTAGATAATAATATTGACATAGATGGGGCTAAACTGACATTACTAGAAGTAATAGATAGATATCTTAACCATCTATATAATAGGAAAGAACTGGCTCATAATACTAAGGTTGGATATAACACAACAATAAAAACGTTAGCACAGTACAAACTCGGTCATATGGAAATAAGTAAAATCAAGCCAGAGCATTGTGAAGAATGGCTTTCAGATATGAAGAAAAAGCATCGAGGCTCAAGTATTCAGACTCAAATTAGTCTTATAAAAAGATCATTTGAATATGCAATCGATTATGATTACATAGCAAAAAATCCGTTCAGACGTATTACTACCGATAGAAGCGATAGTAAGAAAATGGAAGCAATATCAATTTCAGATATGCATAGATTTCTTGAATTTTGTTCAAAGGATGCCCATAGTGCTCATTGTTATGACATGATATATGTGCTGTTTTGGACTGGTTTAAGGGCATCTGAATTATGCGGTCTAACACTTGATAATATAGAGATGGAAAATCATTTAATTCGAGTAGAAAAACAACTGCAATGCATCAATCATACGCATGTTGTCTTACCGACGAAAACCATAAATGGAACAAGGTATATTCCTATGATTGATGGTGTATATGAATGTTTTCAGAGAATATTGAAAAATCGTTATATTATGGGTGATATTGAACCAGTGTGCTATGACGAAAAGGGCAAAGCATATGAAGGATTTGTATTTCTGGCAACAAGAAGTAGAAAGACAATTGTTAGATCACATGTCGAAGAATACTTGCAAAACTGTATCAAGAGATTCAATAACGCAAATCCGGGTAATCCTATACGAAAATTTGAGCCACATATATGTCGGCATACATTTGCTACGAATATGCAGGAATTACCACCAAAAACCCTACAGTATATTTTAGGACACGGAAACATAGCTACCACTATGAATAACTATGTAAGTGTGAGACCGAGTGAGCAGCAACTTGTAGAGATTAACTCACTTGCAAGCTTGATAAATGGTAATTAGTATAAAAAATCACATACTAATTATTTACTAAATATAATGTCTTGAATGAATACAAGGGTACCAAATGGCGAAGAAACCAGGAGGTACTCTTTTTCTACATTATCTTTAATTTTTATGTATAATAAACCTTGTCAGTGAGGTGAAAAAAGATGAATTACATATGCGAATCTTGCGGTAGTAATTTGAAATATTATGATAAAGTTTCAAGAATGGTACGGACGAAAAATCGTAAAGCGTCTATCATTACTGTAAAAAGATTCAAATGTCCAGTTTGTAATTGTATACATAGAAATCTTCCAAATAATATTTTTCCTTATAAACAATACGACGCGAGAATAATAACAGGAGTTATAGAAGGTAAAATAACAAGCGATATGATAGACTATGAAGATTATCCTTGCGAGATGACTATGACTAGATGGAGAACGCTTAATTTACAATCTCTCTTATGAGAAAACCTTGAATAAAAATGTAGTTATATGAAAGGAGATTTATATCATGGAGAGAAAAGGAAACAACATAGCAGAGGATACATTCTTATACTGGTTAGAGGTTGAACGGTATATGACACAGTTCAAAGAAGGAAATTTTGAGAATTATGATGAGTGTCTGAAAGTGTTACGACATCTGGCAGTAAGAGAATTACAAATGTCTATTGATAAATGCAACTCTCAAGGAGTATCAATTGAAATACCATCATTTTTAGTAAAGCGTTAAAACAAAGGACAGTCTGTGGAAACATGGACTGTCTTTTTTTTTGTTAGTGTTCCACCGAGGTTGTTTTTACTATTGTGTAATTCTAACCTAGAATAGAATCACCGGCGGTAATAAACACAAAGGAGATTTATATGGGAACAACATTAAGAGCTGAATTATCAGAAAAGAATCCGTATTGGATAGAGAAACATAGATACTACGAGTTAAAACATTTTTGCCTGCAATATCCTATATGGAAGAAAGCATATGCTGCATTAGACGGCACAAATACAAAAACTATGAATTTGGCGATGAGAGTTATAACCAATAATATTGATGACCCGACATCAAGGTATGCAATAGCCAGAGCATATTATGCAGACCGTATGAACATGCTTGAAAGAGTTGCTAATTTCACAAATCCAGAATTGGCAAAGTATCTACTAAAGGGAATTACAGAAGGTTGGTCTTATGATATTTTGAAAGCTAGATTAAATATTCCGTGTTGCAAAGATATTTACTATGACTTGTACAGACGATTTTTCTGGTTGCTGGATAAAGAGCGAGGATAGTTCGCAAAAATCACATTGTCCTTTATGAAGAAAATAAAATCATAACGGAGGTATTAAAAATGGATATTGTAAAGAAAGTAGCAAAGATGAGATTGAATTTTCATGCAAGTATGCTAGACGTATATAATGTTGCTAATCAGTTAGGAATATTAAAAGACGATAAAGCTGAAGAAATAATGAAAAAACATACAATGAAATGCTTTGATGCAATGGAACATATGGGATTAGATCCGTTTGGAAAGCATTCTAAAGATTGAGCCAGCAATGGCTCTTTCTTTTTATTCTAGGTTAAATCCAGTACGTAGGTTACTGGAAATCATACTATATTGATATTTGAAAAATTGCCAGGTGGAAAAATTCCGGAAAATGTTTTCAGAAAGGAGGAGCATATGCCATTAATTTGGTTACTGGCAGGAATTCTTATAGGATTACTTGTATCAAGACTTATATTTAAGGATAATCCAATAGGTTCGCTTAGGGTTGACCAATCTGACCCAGATAGCGAGCCTTATTTATTTCTTGAATTAGATCCAGGCGGTATGAATGACATCTATAAGAAGCAGTCCGTACGTTTACGTGTGAAAATTAAAAATTACATTTCGCACAAATAACACTTTCTATTATGAAAGAAATTATTAAAAAGGAGGTTTCACAAAATGAGCGAACCAAATATTAAAGATTTATTGAACGAGGAAATTGCAACGGAGATTCAGAACTTATCTGAACTCAAAGCAGGTTCTGACGAAAAATCGAGTGCTATTGATGATTTGGCAAAGCTGTACAAGCTGAGAATCGAGGAGAACAAGAGCGAATGGGATGCGGATGAGAAGTATGACCGTCGTGTGATGGAAGGAGAAGCCAACACTAAAGACGATGAACTGAAACAGAAGCAGCTTGAAGAGCAGGTTAAGGAGCGATATTTCAGAGTAGGTGTAGCAGCGGCAGAATTAATGGTGCCATTGATATTCTATGGAATTTGGATGAGGAAAGGATTTAAGTTTGAAGAAACAGGAACATATACCTCAAAGACATTTACAGGTTTGATCAATCGTTTTAAACCGACAAAGAAATAATGATTTTATGGCAAGGGGACGTGTATAACGCATGTCCTCTTACTTTTTTACTACGCAACTACAGCATGTCCTCTTATGAGAAAATAGAAAAGGAGGCAAAATTAGATGAACAAAATCTATGTGGAGGTACCAATTACTACAAATCAGACTACATTAAGTATTCCTTGTGGTGATGACGAAAGCTTATGGCATTTTACCGTAATATTCAATGAGAACGAATATTTGCATAAGAGATTGGTTACCGTTATGGACAACTTTGATGATGGAGAGAATCCTGCGGTTCAAAGTATGTTAGTAACGAATGAAAACAATCGTACGGCAACATTTGAGTACCATATGGATAAGGACGTAAAGGCTGATGTCAAGCTGTCAGTTTATTATTGCAAGGAATGCAGAATAATTACTGCTGAGTGGTAATCGTGCCTATAGGAGATGTGAAACTCTATACGCATCTCCTTTTCTTTTTTTACGTGAAAAATACATTGCTCTTTATGAGAGAATAAAGCTTTATCTCTTGAACAGATTAACATCAGCTTGTATACTAGATACACGAGTATGCGAGCGGGTCAATTTTGAAAGGAGATATTTAGCATGAGTATTTTTAATGAAAAACAGAGAAAGGCAATGACAGACGGAGAATATATCTGCTCTGAGTGCGGAGGATTAATGGAATTTGAAGACGAATGGGAAGACACATTAGTGTGTCCTCATTGTGGTCACAGCATTGATTTAGAGGAATATGGCTGTGAAGGAGATGAAAAGTACGAGAATTTATATCCGACCAGAGAGGAAGTTCTTGGTATTGCCGCGGATGAGTCCGAAGAAGAAAATTAAAAACGCAATAAGCTAGAGGAGAGGGTCTTAGAGAGATCTAAGGCTCTTTTCTTTTTACGGAGAATAGAGATGAGATACCATTATAAAAAACCAGATATTTACCTTTCTATGTATGGAAAATTATATATATGCAATCATCCGGTGTATGACAGATGTACATTATTTACAATTGGTGATAAAGGTTTGGCAGTTATTCAGCAAAGATTCAATCCAGATACAAAGACTACATACTGGACAGAGGTTGATTCCTGGTTGACAGATTCTTTATATTTGCATCCTAAGTTCAAAAAATTTTTTGATGAACGAGCAGGAGAGTGTACGGACGGATTGTATCCAACTGTAAGCATTAGACAAATTATGTGGGCGTTGAAAATGAAACCGATACAGAGGCAAAGATGGGAAACATGCTTTGACAGGCGTAATATTTAGCGAAATTTACATAGTGTATTATGAAAGGAGCGTGAATCTTATGAAGATTACTCAATTAGACAAAAGTATTGAAACAATAAAGAAATTGGATATTAGTGAATATTGTAAGGTGTATTTCTTGATTTTAAAAACAAGTAAAACCAAGAAAGGAACAGACAATTATACGTTTAATTCCAAACGATTAGATTATTTACAGTTCAATGAAATTAATATCTATATGGATAATCCAAATTACATGCTTGTAAAAATTGAAGATTGAGCCAGCAATGGCTCTTTCTTTTCGCTAAAATCACAGTTCCTTTTATGAGAAACTAAAAGCTTTGAAAGGAGTAAAAGGAGCATGGACGGAATGAAAATAGTATCTAAATTTACAAGAGGGATTATTTCAAAAGCATTAAAAATGGTGATACATAAGAAAACTGGATACGATATTGATATTCAGTTAAATGAAGTCACTACAACTATTGCAGACGGAAAGACACATCTTCATGTCGATGTAGATGCGGAAATCGGAAAGGACGAGCTTATAAACATACTGAAAAGTATTGGTTTGAACTGACGATTAGGGTCGCTTATGGCGGCTCTTTTTCTTTTACTCCGCAAAATTTACAAAGCATATTATGAGAGAAAGATAGTTGGCTCAGTGGTGGAGCAGCACAATTACCGTGAAGGTCGTAGGTCCGAATCCTACACTGTCTTCTCTTTTATTTTTTTTCTGGAAAGGAGAAGTTCATATGTCTATTGAGCAGCTTGAACTGATATTAAGTGACACATATCAGATGGATGTATCATTTCCTATGATATTTGGACACCGTAAGGAATTTATGCAATCAAGTTATTCCATATGGTCTGTAGATGAATTACTGAAATATATATCATCCGAATTATATCCAAAAGACAATGCGTCAATAGCAGAAATTGAAGAAATTATAAGATGTTTTAAATCTATGATGAGTAAATATTATCATATGAGACAAGACACACAATTAATGTTTTCAATAGCAATAAATCTGGCAGATAATGTGCTGGATATTTTACGAGCTATGGAATAAAGAAAGGAGACAATCACTATGAAACCAAAAATCAATCAACTCATTAACATATCAGTTGTACGACTGAAAAGAGGCTCGCCAACAGTTTTAGCCTGTCTTGGAGTTGCGGGTGTTGTTGCAACTACTGTATCTGCTGTTATGGCAACGCCTAAAGCAATTGAAAAGATTAGAAAAGACAGTCTGATTAATCATAATGGAGACCCATGCGGATATAGCAAGACAGAAGCTATTAAATCTGCGTGGGTCTATTATATTCCATCAACAGTAATTGGTGTTTCTACAATTATTTGCATTGTTGGTGCGAATGTATTGAATAGACGCCAACAGGCATCTTTATCAAGTGCATATGCTCTGATTAACAAATCTTACAATGAGTATAAAGAAAAACTCAAGGAATTGTATGGAGAGGAAGCACATCAGAAAATAATCGACTCTATAGCTAAAGAGCATTGTAATGATGTATATCTTAGCGGACAGGATATATGTGGATGGAATTCATTGGACTTTGATGAGCATAATCCGGACGAAAATCGTCTGTTTTATGACGAATATTCAAGAAGATATTTTGAAAGTTCTGTAAGTAGGGTATTACAGGCTGAGTATCATCTTAACAGAAATTTTGTAATATCTGGTCATCTTCCAGTAAATGATTTTTATGAGATGCTCGGATTATCTGCTATTGATGGCGGAGATTATGTTGGATGGAACTGTGACGATGGTCTGTATTGGATTGATTTTAATCATAGAAAAACGGTTCTCGATGATGGGCTTGAAGTATATGTCATTGAAATGGTTTGGACACCAGACACTAATTGGTGCGATGAAGAAGACTTCACAATGGAATAGTCTATTCGCAAAATTTACAGCCACTATTATGGAAAGGAGGCAACGGGTTATGAATAGTAAAATTATTAGAATCATTGGTCTTGCTGCAACAGTAATCGGATTAGGAGCGAATCTTATTAACGATTGGGCTGATGAGCAGAAGATGAATGAGCAGATTGATAAGAAAGTTAATGAAGCTCTTGCTAAAAGAGACACAAATGCGAAGGAGTCCTAAAACAAGGACTCTTTTGTTTTATGGAGGTTAAGTATGTCATCAATAGATACAGCTATTGAAATTACTGAATATTGTCTAAAGCAATCAAGAAAAAATATAGTTGATTGGTGGTATAGCAATAGTTTTGTCAACAATAGCTACTCTATATGGGCGGCAAAAGAGTTGTTGACACGATTGAATAACAACAGGGATATTCCGCCATTGATAACTCTTGAAAATTTTGAAGAGTTAATGGATGAGTACGCCTGCAAAAACATCAACAACAGTTTTTTATTTTCGTGTGCTAAAGATATGACACGATGGATCATTGATTTATTAATCGCGTAAAGCGATATTTTGAAAGGAGATTAACATTATGTGTAAAAGAGAAATGACATTAGGAGAAGAAATTATTGGATTATCAACAAGAGGGATTGATACACCTACAGTAGAAAGAATGTACAGAAAGTATATTGAAATGACAGCTGATAAAGAGTCAAAAGAAGTTATGAGAGCGTATTGCATTAATGATGAACTTGCAATTAAAGAATTTGTTAATGCATTATTCGGAACACCAGCAAAGTCCGATTTAAAAGATGCTGAGGTAGGAGATAATACAATAATTAAGTTGGATGGATTGGGAGAATTTACAGCAACAGTGCACAAGGTTACGGACGATAAGGTCATGCTCATTTTCGATGATTATGTAGTTAAGAGACCTATGAATGAGTCAAGTACAAATAATGGCGGGTTTGAAGCGTCTAATTTGAATAAATGGTTATATACAGAGTTCGTCAAGGCATTACCTTATTCGATTAGAGTAAGACTTACAGACGTTACTATTCCTACAGTAGGTGAGATGTTTGGCTGGGATGATGAGTGGGATAGAAACCACTTTGAAGCTGATAATAATAAGCAGCTTCCGCTTATGAAGCAGAGACGCAATCGAGTTGCTTATTATGATAATGGGTGTGAATTCGGGTGGCTTCGTAATGCTACCAAGAAAGAATTTTCTTCGGCTGATTTCGCTCTTGTCAACGGCAACGGCGGTACGGACTCCGGCAGCGCTTCGGGCTCTCGTGGGGTTCGTCCGGAAATCTGGTTGGTTAAGTAAAAATCTCTGCCCCTTGTGGGCGGGGGTAATCTATAGGAAAGGAAGTAATAAAATGCATAAACCAAATATTAAAGCGGCATATAATGCGGTGAAAAAATCAACCATAAAGCATAGCCCGGAAATATTAACTGGAATAGGTATTGCCGGCATGGTAACAACGACTGTGATGGCTGTAAGAGCAACACCTAAAGCATTGGATTTGTTAAAAAAAGAAGAATATTATCGAAAAATAGATAGGGAAAATGGTATTCCAGAGCAATTCGCTCCAGAAAAGATATCAAATATTTACGTTATTAAAATTTGCTGGAAATGTTATATTCCAGTAGCTATAATAGGCGGTTTATCTATTGCTTGTCTGATTGGAGCAAGCTCAGTAAATGTCAGAAGAAATGCGGCACTGGCTACGGCATATTCTATAGCTGAAACATCACTCAAGGAATATCAGAACAAAGTTGTTGAAACAATTGGAGAAAAGAAGGAGCAGACTGTTAGAGATGCCATTGCAAAAGAGAAAATTGAAGCACATCCAGCAAAAGAAAGTGAAATTATATTTGTCGGGGATGGCGAGACTCTTTGCTACGATGTATTATCCGGACGCTATTTCAAGTCAAAAATTGACAAGATTAAAAAAGCTGAGAATGACTTGAATAGAAGAATGCGAGATGAAATGTATATTTCTCTTAATGATTTTTATTACGAGGTTGGTTTACCATATATTAAAATCGGCGATGATATTGGATGGAATATTGACCGAGAAGGATATATTGACCTTCGCTTTAGTTCCCAGCTTAATGATAACGATGAACCTGTATTTGTAATAGATTACGGATGTGGACCTAGATATGACTATAGAAACTTGATGTAGGTTCGCAAAATTTACAGCCACTATTATGGAAAGAATAATAAATTTTTAATCTGAAAGGAGATTAACATTATGGAAACAAATGAAATCATGAACAACGAAGAGGTTATGGACACAACAGAGGAAATCGTAAAGACAGCTTCCAAAGGTGGATTCAGTAAAGTAGCAACTATCGGTGTAGCTATGATTGCAGGCGGTTTAGCTTACAAGTTTGTAGTAGCACCAGCAGTTGGTAAACTGAAAGAGATGAAAGCGCGTAAAGGGTTTCGTGTTGTCGAGAATGAGACCACAGTTGAAGATGAAAACACTGAAACAGTTTATGAGAATGATTCTGAAAATTAAAGAGTTCTTATTCTAACAGAAAAGAGGGAGAGTACCTATAGCAAGGTGCTTTCTCTCTTATTTTTTATTATGGGAGGTATGTTATGAATCAGTATGCTTATAATGGTCCGGTTATGGAATTTGGCAAGTGCATTGCTAATAATTGGGAGGGGTCTACATACGCAGCATCTGAAAAGAAAGCAAAGAGTAATTTAGCGTATCAGTTTAAGAAAAATAATAACCGTATGCCAGCATCGAAAATTACTTTGCCTGGGGAATTATTGATTATCAATTAGGAGGAATATTTTATGGATTCAGAAAAAATTATAGGTTGTATATGCGGTATCGTTGGATTATTTGGAATAGGCTATGCAATTGGAGCAAGTAGTAAGTTGAAGAGTGTAAGTGACGCAGTAAATAAATCTGTAGATTCAATTATTGCTGACGGAAAAGTTGACATTCCAAAAGAAATGATAAATGAAACTATTCAGAACAACGTGAAAGAGATGGTTGAGACAACTGCTAGATGGAAAGTCAATGATGCATGTAATAAGGCTGTAAGGGAAGTTGAAACATCATTATTTAATAAGATTTCTGAATCAGCTGAGAACGCAGTAAAGCAGGCATATAAATCTATGGAAATCGACGCTAAAGAGAAAATTGCTAAGGAACTTCGAAATATAGATGTTTCTGATTTGAAAAATGAAGTAAAAGAAGAAGCTGCACAGTTGGTTAAAGATAAATTATCATCTCAGATGGATGATATTCTGGATACTTATAATGCAAACCTTATGAATGTTCAGAACATATATAGCTCTATTGCAAAGTCAATGAGTGCTAGAGCGTAATTGAAAGGAGAATTGATAAATGGAAGAATACAAGTCCAACTCACATAAATCAAGAGAACGAGCGAAAGCTGAACTACCAGAAAAGAAGGTAGAGAAAATTGTATCCGGTTCTGTTAAGACAAAGAAAAAGAGCGGAATTAATAAACTTGCAGGGATATTTGTTCCGGAAGATGTAGATAACGTAAAAAGCTACATTTTCGAGGATATCGTTGTGCCAGCCGTGAAGGATATTATTCTCGATGCCGTTAAGGCGGTTCTTGGAGTTAAGAGCCCTAGTGGTAAAAGATCGTCTGCAAGCAAAGTATCTTATCGCAAATATTATGAAGACCCAGCACAGGGCAACAGAAGAAATTACAATTCACAGAGTTCTATTGGTGGTTGCGATTTCGATGATATTTACTTTGACACTAGAACTGAGGCAGAAAATGTATTAGCTGCTATGGACGAAATTGTCGCAAGTTACAGAATTGTAAGTGTTGCGGACTATTTCGATTTGGTTGGTATTGATGGTCCGTGGACAGGAAACAACTACGGCTGGACTGATAATATCAGAAATGCAAGAGTTGTTAATACCAGGGACGGATATACTATCAAATTCCCAAGAGCAAATCCAATAGATTAGGAGGCAGATTATGTACGAGTCAAAAGATGTTATGGTATCGCATCCAGCACATTATCAGAGTGAAACTGGATTAGAGGTAATTGATGTTATTGAGGCATTTACATTTGATTTGAAAGGCATTGAGGCTACTGACACTGGAAATGTGCTCAAATATATGTGCCGTTGGAAAAATAAGAACGGTGTACAGGACTTAGAAAAAGCGAGATGGTATTTAGAGCATCTCATTGATCATGTAAAACTTTTAGAAGAGGAGAACAAATAATCATGAAAAAGAATGAAATTATTGCAAAGGTAACAAGCGCTGTAAATACAGCAACTATTAAAGTAAAAAAGCATAGCCCGGAAATTCTTGTTGTAGCCGGTGTTGTTGGAACAGTTGCAAGTGCTGTGATGGCTTGTAAAGCTACAACAAAATTAAGTACGGTATTAGAAGAGCATAAAAAAGATGTGGATGCTGTGCATGAATGCTCTGAAAACGAGGAAATTAAAGCGGACTATTCACAGGAAGATGCAAAGAAAGACTTGACTATTATTTATGCCCAGACAGGAGTAAAGCTTGTTAAGTTATATGCTCCGGCTATTGCATTAGGTGCATTATCAATCACAAGTATTGTGGCATCTAATAATATTCTCAGAAAGAGAAATGTAGCTCTGGCAGCAGCATACGCAACTGTTGATAAGTCATTCAAGGAGTATCGTAATCGTGTTGTTGAAAGATTTGGAGAGCAGGTAGATAAGGAACTGAAATATGATATTAAGGCAAAGAAATTCGAGGAAACTGTAAAAGACCCAGAGACAGGTAAAGAGAAGAAAGTAAAATCTACTGTCAATGTGGCAAATGCAGACAGCGGATATGCAAGATTCTTTGATGAGACTTGCAAGGGATATGAGAAAGATACACAGTACAATTTACTTATGTTACGCGGACAGCAGCAGTATGCAAATGACCTCTTACATGCCAGAGGATATGTATTCTTAAATGATGTATATGATATGCTTGGAATTGACAGAACTAAGGAAGGTCAGATTGTAGGTTGGGTATATGATAAGAATAATGAAGTTGGTGATAACTTTGTAGACTTCGGTATCTTAGAAACAAACAGAGAAACAGAAGACGGATCTTATGAGCCAGCAATTCTATTAGACTTCAATGTGGATGGCAATATATTAGATCTGATTTAAACGGAGAATTTGCATATGAAAAAAATAATTTGGATGATACTACTGATAATTGGCAGCTCTCTTTGTATAGCGGCATCGCCAATCACGACGAGTGAAAACGCTGAAATTACTGACAAAGAGGTAATTGATGTTGTTAAAACTGATGCAGTTGAAGAAGTATCATTTAGTCCGAGGGAGGAAGTAGTAGTGCAAGAGCCAACACCAGAAGACATTGTTTGTGAAATCGATACGGATATTTCAAATGATGATATTGAGTTAATAGCTCTTGTTACTATGGCTGAAGCTGAGGGAGAATGTGAAGAAGGCAAACGATTAGTAATTGATACTATTTTAAATCGTGTTGATTCTGATTCTTTTCCTGATACGGTTTATAAAGTAGTTTATCAGCCAAGTCAATTTTCTTCTATGTGGAATGGACGAGTTGACAGATGCTATATTGACGATTATATTTGTCAGCTTGTAATCGAAGAACTTCGTAACCGAAAGAATTACGATGTTATATTCTTTACAGCTGATAGATATGGAAACTATGGAACACCTATGTTTCAGATTGGAAACCACTATTTTTCAAGTGGAGAATAGAAAGGAGAATTGTTATGCATGTAGTAGGATTAACATTATCAGCAGTTGCAGGAATTTGCTTTTGGAGTGGTCTGGCTGTTTTATTCGGTGGAAAGGAGCACTAATTATGGAAGGAATTGGTAACTTCATTTCAATGATGGATTATATTCTTGATACTCATCGAAAAAGACATATTACAGGGGGCATTCTGTTGAGTGCCTCTTTACTTTTTGGTGGTTTAGCATTGACCGTTATGACTATCAAGACAGAGGAGGATAATGATGAACAGTAAAATTGCATTTATCATTGGCACTGTTGTTGGTGCCGGAATTGGTGTAGCTGGTACATACTCATATTTTAAAGATAAGTATGAGAAGCTGGCAGAAGAAGACTTTAATTCAAGAAGAGCATTTGACCAGGATAAAAAAGATGAATCAGAAGAGCCTGTTACTGAGAAAACTGCTGACAGTAGAACAGTATACAATCCAAGTATTGCTGAATGTACGGCAATATTACAGAAGGAAGGTTATGTGAACTATAGCGATATGTCAAAAAAAGAACAGAAGCAGAAAGTTGTTGTAGACAGACCATATGTTATACAGCCGTCAGAGTTTGGAGAATATGATGATTATGAAAAAATCAGTCTCACATATACAGCTGACGGAGTATTACTAGATGATATGAATGAAATTGTGGACGATATTGAAGAAACTGTTGGTGAAGATTCATTAGAGCGTTTCGGAGAGTATGAAGATGATGCCGTACATGCAAGAAATGATGCTAAGAAATGCGATTATGAAATTCTGTTAGATCAGAGAAACTATCAGGAAATTCTTGCTCAGCCACATAGAACGGAGATGTAATGACCAGAGACGAATTAAAATTTGATTATTTCGATTGGATGTATGGTCTGGTATGTGATACAAAATATCCGAAGAAATTATCATACAGAAAGCTATTAAATTTTCTCCACAATATAGATTTCACATATCAGCTTGCAATGGATAGCAATCGATTTGAGGACGGCATTGAATTACGTTATCGATTTGGAAACGAGAACAGATACGACTGCTCTGTGATAGCGAGTTATCTGGATGATAGTCCATGTAGCGTATTGGAGATGCTAATAGCACTTTCAATTCGTTTAGAGGAACATATTATGGACGACCCAGAGATTGGCGACAGAACAGGACAATGGTTCTGGAATATGATTACTAATCTTGGGCTGGGCTCTATGGATGACAGAAAATTTAATGAGAATCGTGTTGAAGATATTGTAACAAGATTTTTAGAGAGGCAGTATGAGCCAGATGGGCAAGGCGGATTATTCACACTTGAAAATTGTCACTATGACTTGAGAAAAGTGGAAATTTGGTATCAGGCATGTTGGTATCTTGACAGTATTACTTGATTTGAAAGGAGATTACTTATTATGAACGATTTAGTAAGTTATATTTTTAGAAATATGGATGCTACAGATAAGCATCTTATACACATTTACAAAGCACTGGTGCATCAGAACAAATTTAATAAGGCTGCAACATTATTTAGTGTTGTTGCAGGTTTGAACCTATTGACAATGCGTGCTGAGAGTAAAAGAATGCAACAGGAAATCGTAGCTTTGCGAAAAGAAATTGATGAGTTGAAGGAATCGGAAGGAGTATAAAAATGTGATGTTGGATTTTATGGTGGTTTCAACGCGTAGTACAAAGCGCGGAACAATAGAAATCTATCCAAAGTTCCTTATAAAAAAAAGCACAGATCTTATGATTCGAGGTGGTGATTTTTACGCTATCTGGATAGAAGAACGTGGTTTATGGTCTACTGATGAACAGGATGCTTTACAACTTATAGACCGCGAACTGGATAGATATGCTGAGGAGAATCGCCAACGCTTTAACTCAGATATTAAAGTCCTACATATGTGGGACGCTGAGAGCGGAATGATTGACTCTTGGCATAAATACTGTCAGAAACAATTAAGAGACAGTTTTCATACGCTTGATGATAAACTTATATTTTCCAATACGGAAACGACGAAAAAAGATTATGCAAGCAAGCGACTCAATTATCCTCTTGAAGAGGGGGATTTAACAGCATATGAAAAATTGATTAGCACTTTATATTCTCCGGAAGAACGAATGAAAATAGAGTGGGCTATCGGTTCCATAGTATGTGGTGAATCGCAGAAATTACAGAAATTTCTTGTACTATACGGAGCAGCTGGTACAGGTAAATCAACAATTTTAAATATTATTCAACAGTTATTTGAGGGTTACTATTCAGTCTTTGACGCGAAAGCATTGGGGTCTAGTAGTAACTCTTTTGCGTTAGAAGCATTTAAAAGCAATCCGTTAGTAGCTATTCAGCATGATGGAGATTTATCAAGGATTGAAGACAATACGAGGCTTAACAGCTTAGTATCTCATGAGTTGATGACTGTAAATGAAAAATTCAAATCGACATATGCGAACCGCTTCAAATGTTTCTTATTTATGGGAACTAATAAACCAGTACGTATCACAGATGCAAAATCCGGTCTTATAAGACGATTGATTGATGTATCTCCATCTGGAAATAAATTGAATCCAAAGGAATATAAAACAATCGTGAAACAGGTCGGCTTTGAACTCGGAGCTATTGCGTATCATTGCCAGGAAATATATTTAGATAATCCAGGTAGATATGATGATTATGTTCCAATTTCAATGCTTGGTGCATCTAACGATTTCTATAACTTTATAGCTGATTCTTATTATGTGTTTAAAAAAGAAGATGGAACAACCCTTAAAGCAGCCTGGGAAATGTACAAGAATTACTGTGATGAAGCGAAAGTTGGTTATCCGTTATCAAGAAGAGCATTCCAGGAAGAATTGAAGAACTACTTTAAAGATTTCCAGGAGAGATTTAACTTTGATGACGGTTCAAGAGTACGAAGCTATTACATAGGATTCAGGACAGATAAGTTTGAAAGTGATACTCAAACAAAGAAAAAAGAGGCACCAAAAACTTATCAGATAGAGTTCAAAGAACAGGAGTCAATATTTGATTCTGTATGCGCGGATTGTCCTGCACAATATGCTTCACAAAACGAAACTCCACAACAGAAGTGGGAAAAAGTAAAAACAAAATTATCTGCTCTGGATACGTCACAAATTCATTATGTGAAAGTTCCAGAAAATCATATTGTTGTAGATTTTGATATTCCGGACGAGACTGGAAATAAATCTTTTGAAAAAAATTTGGAAGCTGCTAGTAAGTTGCCACCGACTTATGCAGAACTGAGTAAAAGCGGACAAGGAATACATCTCCATTATTTATATTCTGGAGACCCTTCTCAGTTAAGCAGAATCTACGACGACCATATAGAGGTAAAAGTATTTACTGGTAAAAGTTCATTAAGAAGAAAACTTACCAAATGCAACAATTTGCCAATAGCTACTATATCCTCTGGTTTACCAATGAAAGGAGAAGACAAAATGGTAAATTTTGATGCCATAAAAAGCGAGAAAGGACTTAGAACACTTATAAAGAGAAATCTTAATAAGGAAATTCATCCAGGAACTAAGCCGAGTATCGATTTCATATACAAAATATTGGAGGACGCTCATAGTAGTGAACTCAAATATGATGTAACAGATATGCGTAATGCTGTGTTAGCATTTGCAGCAAACAGTTCCCATCAGGCAGAGTATTGTATCAAGCTAGTCAACAGAATGCAGTTTAAATCAGAAGAAAATTCTAATGCTGTAAAAAACGATGATGCAAAGTTAGTGTTCTATGATATTGAGGTATTTCCAAACCTGTTCTTGGTCAACTGGAAAATTGAAGGTGAGGGGAAACCTGTTGTAAGAATGATTAATCCAACACCAAGCGAGATTGAGGAATTAATACAGCTTAGATTGGTCGGATTTAACTGTCGACGATATGATAATCATATTATGTACGCCAGATTGATGGGATATACAAACGAACAACTGTTTAACTTATCGCAAAAGATTATTAATAACAGTCCAAATTGTTTCTTCGGAGAAGCCTACAATATTTCGTTCACAGATGTATATGATTTTTGTTCAAAGAAGCAATCTCTTAAGAAATGGGAAATTGAGTTGAGTAACAAGGCTAATGATCCGCATTCGAAGATGGACGATGAAGTCAGAGCATTATGTAAAAAGATAAAGCATCACGAACTTGGACTTAAATGGGACCAGTCTGTTCCAGAAGAGCTTTGGACAAAAGTAGCTGAATATTGTGATGATGATGTTATCGCCACAGAGGCTACATACAAAGCAAATCTTGGTGATTTCGTTGCAAGAGAGATTTTGGCAGAGTTAGCTAATGGTTCGGTAAACGATACTACCAATAGTTTGACTACAAAATTTATATTTGGAAAGAACCGTAATCCTCAGAGCCAATTTATGTATAGAGATTTGTCTGAGCCGGTTACGGAATTACCAGATGATGTATTAGCATTTTTAAAAGAGGCAAAGCCGGAGATGATGGCTGAGCCGTTCCACGGACCAAAAGGCGATAGCTTATTACCATATTTTCCAGACTATAGATTCGAGAACGGAAAATCCCTTTACAGAGGTGAGGAAGTTGGAGAAGGCGGAGAAGTATGGGCGGCTCCCGGAATGTACGGACCTTCAGAAACAGAAGATGTTGGTTCAATGCACCCTAACTCAGCTATATCGGAGTGTTTATTTGGACCAGATTTCACAAAGAGGTTCAAAGATATTTTGGACATTCGCATCTATATTAAGCATGGTGATTTCGATATGGTACGAGATATGTTTGAAGGTGCATTAGCCAAATATCTTGATGATACAGGTAAGGCAAAGGCACTGGCTCAAGCATTGAAGATTGCGATTAATTCTGTGTACGGATTAACAGCCGCAGGATTTATGAATGCCTTCAGAGACTCAAGGAATAAGGATAATATTGTAGCAAAGCGAGGAGCTTTGTTTATGATTGACCTTAGACATGAAGTTGAAGCACAGGGATACAAAGTAATTCATATTAAGACGGACTCTATTAAGATTGAAAATCCGGATGATTATATTCTTGATTTCATTTGTAAGTATGGCAAACGTCACGGATATGATTTCGAGGTAGAGCATATATTTGACAGGATTTGCTTGGTCAACAATGCTGTATATGTTGCAAAATTGGCTGACGATGATCCGGAAAAACCAGGAACATGGACCGCTACAGGAACTCAGTTTCAGATTCCTTATGTATTTAAGTGTCTCTTTAGTAAAGAGGATATTAAATTCGAGGATATGTGTGAAACGAAGTCTGTAAGCGGTTCTTTATATTTGGACTTAAATGAGGACTTACCGGATGTGTCTCAATATGAAAAAGAATTTAGTAAAGCTGAAAGTGATTTCAAGAAAGGATTGCTGTCTGATACGACATTTGAAAGCACTTGTCAGAGACTAAATCCGCTTATTGCAGAGGGACACAATTATCGATTTATCGGAAAAGTTGGACAGTTCTGTCCGATTAAAGATGGATGCGGTGGTGGATTACTTATGCGTGAGAAAGACGGTAAATATTATGCCGCAACAGGTACAAAGGGATATAGATGGCTGGAATCTGAGATGGTCAGAGAACTTGATAAAGTTGATGACATTGACAGGTCTTACTATGACAAACTTGTGAATGAGGCAGTAGATACTATTTCTCAATATGGTGATTTTGAAATGTTTGTGTCGGATGACCCATTTATAACGGAGAAGAAGCAGAATACACCAAAGCTTATGCCTTGCGGAGATGCTAAATACGCAACTTGCTTTGACTGTCCGCACTTCAATGACGATGAATACCATATGGATTGCGGAAAAAATTATGATATTTCAGAAGTGATTTCAAGTCAGGCGATTAATCCACCTGCAAAAACAAAATAATGAAGGAGATTTTTATCATGGCTAATAAAGCAGTAGGAAACATTAAAATTGAAGGAGCTCATATTATGTTCAGAAACTTCAGAGGAGAGGAGTCCAAGTACAATCGTGCTGGAGATAGAAACTTCTGTGTACTCATTGAAGATGATATGGATGTTGAGCAGTTATCAAAAGATGGATGGAATGTAAGAATTCTTGAGCCTAGAGATGAGGGAGATGAACCAAAGCATTATATTCAGGTTGCTGTAAGTTACAAGAATATTCCACCAAAGATTCACATGGTGACTAGAAGAACAACTACTGAATTGGACGAGGATTCTATCAGTACATTGGATTTCGCCGAAATCAGTAATGTTGACTTGGTTATCAGACCATATTCCTGGGAAGTAAATGGAAAGACTGGAATTAAGGCATATGTCAAGACGATGTATGTAACTATCGAAGAGGATGAGTTTGCTGAAAAATATGCAAAAGAAGAAGCTCCGGTAGAGGACGAGGTTCCATTCTATTAAAAATCTGTGGGTGTCAGCTAATTATGGTTGGCGCCCATTTATATTTTGAAAGGAGGCACATATGTTCTTTAAGAAAAAGTCATTTAATAAACCAAAGCCACCGGTTAAGAAAGTGACAAAGAAATGGGAACCGACAATTGATTTATCAAACATTGATAAGAAGAAAACGGTTGAACCAAAACAAAAAGTAGAAATAAAAACAGAAAAAATGTCGGTTAGGACATATTCAAAAGACTTTCTGAATGAGTTTAATAAACTGACAAGAACTCATAGACCATTTGATGTTTGGAGAGATTTTGTAATTATGTTTGCTTGTGCAATATCAAATCCTCTTGATAAATTTCATTATAAAGACAGAGAGGAAAGATATTTGAATATCATCCATAAATACGGTAAGGACGAGCAGACGATATTTCCTAAACTGGCTGCATATACAACAATGGCTTTGGACGCTAATCCGGAACAGGATTTCTTAGGAAAAATGTTTATGGATTTAGGACTTGGTAACAGTTCAGCTGGTCAGTTCTTCACACCATATTCAGTTTGTCAGCTGATGGCAGATGTTGTTACTAGCGATTTAGATAATAATCTTCAAGATAAGTTGGAAAAGCAAGGTTATATTTCTCTTGCGGATGAATGCTGTGGAGCAGGAGCAACCCTTATAGCTGCTATTAATACTATCAAAAGAAAGATGGAAAAAACAACGCCATCGATGAACTTTCAAAGACATTTACTGGTTGTCGGACAGGATATTGATGAAACAGTTGCTCTTATGTGCTATATACAAATTTCTTTACTTGGTGTAGCCGGTTATATAAAAGTTGGAAATTCTATAACAGATCCGATGACCACGGATGACGATAAGAGCAAATACTGGTATACACCTATGTACTTTTCAGATATTTGGGTAATTAGAAGATTTTAATAACAAAGAAAGGATGACACCATATGAAAAAGAGATATTCAATTTCTCAGAAAAAGTGCGAGCAGGGACTGGTAGCTTTTTATGGTTATGTAGCCGAGATGTGCAATATAGAAGTTACAGAAAAGAGCACATTTGATTGCACGAAGATTTGTGTAACGAAACCTGTGCAGGATTCCATAATACGATATTATTCTGAATATCAGAAATTATCAGATGAAGAAATCGGTACAAAATTGCTTCTGTGCGGACCTAAAGCTAATCTCATAGGTGCTGGATACGAAGTTGAAGTTGAGGATGGTTTTGTCATTGAGGGTAAATAAATGGCAGGTGTTACATTAAGAGACTATCAATTAGATGCAATAAAAAGGATGAAAACAGGTTGCATTTTATGTGGTGGTGTTGGAAGTGGAAAATCCTTAACTTCAATAGCTTATTACTATGTGCGAAATGGTGGAATTATTGGAACTGATATTTATGAACCAATGGACGACCCACCTAAAGATTTGTACATTATAACGACCGCCAGAAAGCGTGATACTTGTGAATGGGATGGGGAATTAGCACCATTTTTATTGTCTACACATGATGATGCGAATTTATATTCTAACAAAGTGATTGTGGATTCATGGAATAATGTAAAGAAGTATTCAGATGTAAAAGACGCTTTCTTTATATTTGATGAGCAAAGAGTCGTTGGAAGCGGAACATGGGTAAAGGCATTCTTGAAGATTGCGAAAAGTAACGAGTGGATTTTGTTATCTGCCACACCCGGGGACACTTGGCAAGATTATATACCGGTTTTTGTTGCGAATGGGTTCTATAAAAATCGAAGTGAATTTACAAGAGAACATATTGTTTATAGCAGATTTAGCAAGTTTCCGAAGATTGACAGGTATCTTAATACAGAACGTTTAACCAGGCTTCGGAATAAAATTCTTGTTAATATGGATTTCAAACGAGAAACGGTATCACATCACGAAGATATTTATGTTGGATATGACACTATTAAATATAAGGAAGTAACTAAAAATAGATGGGACCCATATAAAAATGAACCCCTCCAGAATGCAGCAGGACTTTGCTATGTATGGCGGAAGCTTGTAAATATGGATGAGTCAAGACAAGTGGCTTTGCTTGAGGTTATGGAGAAGCATCCGAAAGCTATTATATTTTACAACTTTGATTATGAGTTGGAGCTATTGAAAAATATTCTGACAGAATATGAAGTTGCAGAATGGAACGGTCATAAGCATCAACCAGTTCCGACAAGTGATAAATGGGCTTATCTTGTTCAGTACAATGCTGGAGCAGAAGGATGGAACTGCATCACAACAGATACAATTATATTCTTCTCGCAAAATTATTCTTACAAAATAATGGCTCAGTCAGCAGGAAGAATTGACAGGATGAATACACCATTTAAAGACTTGTATTATTATCACTTAAAATCTCGCTCTGGAATAGATACAGCCATAGCTAGAGCATTAAAAGAGAAAAAGACGTTTAATGAAAGGAGATACGTAAAATGGTAAACAATTCAGTAAAGGTAGTAGGACAGATACGATTAGGAAGTAGTGTTCTTGATGTATATGGTGATTTGGATGAACCATTATTCAAGGCAGCAGATATAGCAAATATTATTGAGTATAGTTACGGAAATACGTGGCGAATGCTTGATATGTGCGAGGCTGATGAAAAGCTGAACCTACCAATGGTAGTTGCAGGTCAGAGAAGATCTGTAAGTTTTGTAAACGAGCACGGATTGTATAGTATTCTTTCACAGAGTAGAAAAGAAATTGCCAGAGCTTGGAGAAGGGTTGTTCACGATGAACTTATCAATCTCAGACGAACAAAAGGGTTTGATATTTCCGAGCAGTTTGATGAATGGAACAACGCTATGGACAATATATATTTCGACGAAGCAACTGGACAGCTTATGCAATCAATCACTACTCCTGGAGGAGATGTAGAACAGATACCATATAAAGGATAGGAGCTTTATGGAGAATTTATATTTTGAAGTTAATTTTGAAAAGTATTGCAAGATCTGCGAGCACAAAGATTTGGATGAGAAATGTAACCCTTGTTGTGAGTGTTTAGACCATGGCTGCAATACTCAATCAGAAAGACCTGTAAATTGGAAGGAGATGACTCAATGAGAGATACAGTATTAGTAGGTATTGATTATGATGATAAGACAAATACGGGAGTTCTTATTGTCGGTAGACAACGACCAAATAAATCTGTGGATATTGTCAATGCAATTGAGGGTCCGGAAGCTAAGGAACTGTTTGAAAAGTTAATCGCCAAAAAGGCGGTGAAGAAATGAGTTTCCAGTATGACCAATATTTAGCAAATCACAGGGCTAATGTTAAAAGAGGATTTGATTGGCTATGTGAGAATTTACCAGATGTTACGAATGATATTTCAGATGCAGCCTGGCAGATTGAGTTTGCTCATGATAAGTCGAAAGACGAAGAAGACGAGTATAACGCGTATGATGCATATTTTTATGGAAATAACAGGTCTTATAAAGTTGTTCAGGATTATCAAAGAGCATGGCTGATACATATTCATAGAAACCCACATCACTGGCAGTATTGGATACTTATTCATGATGATATGGAAAATGGAGAATTAGAGACCATTCTTGAAATGCCATACGATTATATTGTGGAGATGATTTGTGATTGGTGGGCTTTTAGTTGGGCTAACGGAAATCTGTATGAGATATTTAACTGGTATGCTGAACATTCTAAATTCATGAAACTTGCACCTAGAACTAGAGAAACTGTTGAGGATATTCTTGATAAGATAAAGAACAGACTTGACAGTTTAGAAATTGAGCATAGCGGCGTAAAAGGAATGAAATGGGGTGTTAGGAATGGTCCTCCATATCCGATAAAAGATAACGGAAAAGTTGCAGAAGTTAGGAAACATGATAAAATAAAATCTACAAAGATAGCTAAAGAGAAATTTACAGAATATGCACTTAATCCAGATAAAGCACCGAATAAAGCAAGAGCGTTTAAGTCGGCATTGGGATATACGAAAGATAACGCTGACGAGTTAATTAATAGTATCAATGAACATTTTGATGTTACTAAATTAGAAGAGCGTGGCGATGGCGGATACGGAATGAGGTACCAACAAATCATGAAATTAAAAGGTCCTAATGAAAAAGAAGCAAATGTTCTTACAGCTTGGATAGATGACGGTAATGACGGTATTAAATTAACAAGTGCATATGTTACAAAGAAGGAGGCTTCAGAATGAAAATAAATCTGTATGATAGGGTTATATTAAAAAATGGAAGAAAAGCTTCGATTGTTGAAATCCTAGAAGAAGGTGTCGCATATATTGCTGATGTAGATTTACCTGGTCAGGATTGGGATACAGTAGAAATCAAATATGAAGATATTGAAAGATTAGAATAGAAAAAAATATAGTATATGTGACTCCATAAGTCTTTATATGCTTGTGGGTTATTTTTATTTAAAGGAGAACAAATAAATGAAACTCAATCAAAGTCTTGAGGGAAAGAATGTGAAAATAACTTGTACGGATGGTGAAGTGTTCACTGGTATTGTAAGTGATTATATTTTCCCAGATGATAATGAACCAGAGGGCGTTGCTGCCATAGATATTTACAATTACCCTCAGACATCAGGCGAAAGCGTTAGCTTTAATGAAAATGAAATAAAAGATATTGAAATAATGGAATAGGTGATATTTTATGACAGATTTTAATATTAAAGAATATCTTGGTGGCTTAACAAGTTATGTTATGTTTGAATACAATGGATATTCTTGTGGAGTAGATCCATTATCACTTGACAAATTTGATATGTGGTATGGTGATAAAAGCATGACTGCTCATTCAATTGAAGAGGTTATGGACACAAAATTCTTTGATGGGAAATCCCTTGAAGATATTTGGGATGACATCACCGATTTAGAATATTAATTTATATTTACGAAACCCATGAGTCTTTATAGGCTTGTGGGTTATTTTTATTTAAAGGAGACAAATATAATGGAAAATAATATTATTGCAGTAGATTTTGATGGAACTTTATGTGAGAACAAATACCCTGAGATCGGCGAGCCAAATATGGAGCTTATTGATTTTCTTATGAATTGTCAGCTGAATGGAGATAAAGTCATTCTTTGGACTTGTAGAAATGAGGAGCAGACAAAAGCGGCTGTTGACTGGTGTTCTGAGAGAGGTCTTGTCTTTGACGCTGTTAATGAGAATCTTCCAGAAATTATTACAGAGTTTGGTGGAGATACCAGAAAGATATTTGCAAATGTTTATATCGATGACAGGAATGTATCTTTATATTCGTGCAGAGAAAAGACATCTATGGATTTATGGGCTGAAAATGAGATTGGGCTGGCTTGCGAACATGAGAAATCTGGTGATGATGGCAATGGATTTTCTGAGTATGGATGTGCTTGCTACAGAAGTGCATTAAAAGCATTTGACAGCCTTATGGAGGATGGTCATAGCGGTATGAGTATCGGAATTACTAAAAATATTCTTAACCGCTTAATTGCAGGGAAGCCATTAACACCAATTGTAGATACAGAAGATATTTGGAGTAATCACGTGAGCTTTGAAAAGAATGGGGAAAAATCAATTCAGTGCAAGAGGATGAGTTCTTTGTTTAAACATATCAAAGCAGATGGTTCAGTCAGTTATAACGATGTATCAAGAGCTGTATGTGTGAGCGTTAATAACCCAAACAATAGATACCATAGCGGATTAGTTGACAAGATTATGGATGAGATGTTTCCTATCTCTATGCCTTATATGCCGTCAACAAACCCATATTATGTATATTGTGAGGATTTCTTATACAATACAGAAAATGGTGATTTTGATACTGTCGGTGTATTCTATGTGATTACTCCAAATGGAGAAAAGATTAAGATTAACCGTTTCTTTGCTGAGAAAGACAATAAGTTTGAAGAGATTGATATTTTCAAATATGATGCAAGAAAAGAGGCTGCGGAGCAATTAAAGAAAGCTGGTGAAAAGAATGATTAATTTCTTTTTAGGATTTGGTGTTGGCTCTATTCTTAGTATGTTTTGTTTGTGTCTATTACAGGCTGTAAGCAAATTAGATGAGATGGAAGAAAAATTCAGAGAGGAGTCTGAAAATGAATAGAACTAGATTTATTCAAGGTTTAAATAGTAATATTGAACTTTCTGATAAAGAGAGAAGACGAGCTATACGAAATAGCATAAATAAGAGACCTTGGAAATTGAATTGCACTATTGCTATGGAGGAATTTGCAGAACTCACACAGCAGGTTAGCAAACAAATTAGGGGTTATGGTGACAGAATTGGACTCATAGAAGAGATGGCAGATGCTTATATTTGCTTGAAACTTCTGGAGTCCATTTTTAATATCTCACCAGAAGATATGCAGAAAGCAATTGATGTGAAGATGGATAGAGAAAGGAAAAGATAGTGAATCGAACTACAAAAATTAATGTTCTTGCATATGCTTCACGACCAGAAATGGATATCAACTACTTCGGAGATATTGTTGAATATCAGGGAAAAAGATATTTTGTCAGTCTCTCCGAAGAAGTGGTTGAATTTCGTGGAATTGTGAAAGAAAGTGACACAGTAAGCAATATGGAAAATTTGGAGGAGAGGAGGTAATAAAATGATATTTGTAATTAACAGCCTTAAATACGATACTACCAAAATGGAGTTGATATCAACAAAATGTGAATATAAATATACCGGAACGATGCTTAATATGACTCTCAGATATAGTGGAAAAAATGTAAAGATATTCAAAAGTTTAAAAAATCATTGGCTTTTGACATATGAAACAGATTATAAAAATTGTGCAGTCGCATTGTCTGAGGAAGAAGCTAAGAAATATCTTATGCATTATGATTTAGAAGCATATGAAAAATATTTTGGAGAATTGGAGGAAGCGTAAATGATTGAAATTATTAAACCCGGAACCAAAGAGAAAATCAGTTGCAACTCGTGTGGGTGTTTATTCAGTTATGAAAAAGAAGATATAGAAATCGGGCACCCACATAATTTGTATCCTTTGGCTACAGAAATCAAGTATATAACTTGTCCACAGTGTAACGAAAAAATAGAATTGGAGGCTACAAGATGATTAAATTAGAACACGTAGTTCTGGCGAGTCCGGAGCAGATGGAGTTTATTATTGAGGGTATGCGTAACCCTATGAATAGTTGGGATAAGAGTGATAGTAATTGCTGTGCTGGAGAGGGGTTTGGGCAGTGTAGAGAATGTGGTCATTCGGATCGTTGCATGTATAATGGCGACTTTTACTTAGGAGATAGCGACCACTCCCTTATGCAGCGTCTCTCAAATGCCGGTACAGACCATAGAAAGTTTATGAGAATGATGCCGGTATATGTGAGAATTACAGCACCTTTATATTGGTGGAAAGAATTTGATACTTATAAAGTCGGTACTGTTGCCAATAGTTGCAGTACAATGAATAAGATTCAGGCTAAGGAATTTAGACTTGAGGATTTCAGTTGTGAACATCTCAGCGTTGTTTCTCTGGATTATTTGAGAAACAACATCGAACACTTGAACTTTATAAGGGATGTCTACAATGATGATAAATCAAATAAAGGAGCATGGTGGCAGCTTATTCAGCTTCTCCCGAGCAGCTATAACCAGACTCGTAATGTCATGCTGAATTATGAGGTGCTGACAAATATCTATAAATCTCGCAAAGACCATAAGCTGGATGAATGGCGAGAATTCTGTAAGTGGATTGAAGAGCTGCCATATTCAGAGTTGATTACTGGAGGATTTAAGAATGAACAAATATAGTAAATATGCATTGTGTTTGTTAATTATATCTGTGTGTGGAACAATATTATCTTATGCTATGAACGAGAAAATATTACTGTGCGATATTTTTGTGGCTATCAACATTCTATTGTTTCAGAAAATGGAGGATTAATTATGTTCGAATGGTTAAAAAGATATTTCATAGGAAACCAGATCCGTGTGATGGATGTGATATGTGGTTGCTGACAAGTGGAATTTCTTGCGATACTTGCATAGATGGATGTAATAAACAGAAAGTATCAGAAAAAGAACTTGTTGATTTTATGAAATATAGGGGAAGTCTTATGAACAAGGAGTGATATTTTGATAGTTACTGTAAAAGATTACTGGAAGTCTCATACAAGCTCTATAGTTTACGGATATTGTATTTGTGGACGAGAAGTTCAACATTCGTCTAGTAAGATTGATGAAAAATGTCCATTATGCGGAGCAACTCTTGAGTGGGATTTAACAGATAAAAATTTATGGAATAACGGAAAGGAGACAACTGTATGACACATGATAAGTATGATACTGATATTTTAAAAACTCTAAAGTCTATAGATATGAGTTTGAAAAGTATAGCAAAAAGTTTACAGTCACCGCAAATAACAGTACCAAAAGGAAACGATAACGGAATTCTATTATGTGAAAAAGAGGAGGAAAATACCTATGACAATTAACGAATTAATACCTATTATTATACTTCTATTTGCAGCATTTATTTGCATTTACACCATAACAACGAGAATTTGTGAGTGTTTTGAGTACGAGACTAAAATGAATGCTGTTAAAAACATCGTAAAGGCATATACAGAAAAAGCTATTAGGTATGATATCGATGCTCTTGTAAATTCATTAGAAGCAAAAAATATTAAGGAGAAGTAAATGCGTATGATTAGTGGGTTCGGTTACAGAAATCCAGAAGGTTATCCGGACCCAACTGCATATAGTGCAATAAATAATGTAGAGAAAACACCTGTAGAAAACAAAACATCATCAGAAGATGAAGAACGTTTTCACAAGCTTTTAAATACTATATTTACTATATGCGAGTTGGCTGGATTTCATATTGAAGGAAGAATTGTTATAAAAGACTGTAAAACAGGTAAAATTTGGAGGTAACTATATGAAAATATGTAAAGTAAGACCAGATCACTCGACCTGTTCCGCTTGTTTAGCTACTCAGGAAATGTGTAACGTGGTCGATGATTGTAGCAAATGTAAATTAAATACTGATACTTATGAATTATTGCAGATTGGAGTTGGATTTTTGAGCGTAGGTTACGCAATGGTTCAAAAAGATGGAAAAATCACCAAAGTGTCATTAAGTCGTATTTATGATGTAAAGGAGGCTTTATAATGGATATGGAATATGATGATATTTTACAGACATTATGTGATGTGTGGGAAAGAGTTAAGGAAGCTATGAAGAAATTTGCCGAACGATTAAGGGAGCTTTTCGGGAAATTATCTAAGGTTATTGAGCCTGGAAAGCCTATAAAGCCTATAAAGGTGACAGATTATCGATGTCATAGGGACTTTTACGTTCATGCAGAGTATACATATATTCCAATATTCCGCAGAAATATGCCGTATCACAGAAGAAATTTTTAAGATTTGGAGGTAAATATAGGAGTGAACAGACGTGGAAGACCGCCTAGAGATGACGGTGAAGTGAAAAATAAGCAGTATAGATTGCGTTTGTCGGACGGTGAAGAGACTATTTTGGATGAATTATCGACTGAATATGGTATGCCAAAGGCTGAAATTCTGAGAAGAGGACTAAGAATGCAGCATAATTTACTGAGACATACCGGGTAAATTGATGAAAATTGGTTGAATTCTTGGATATCCATTTAATCATTTTTGGTCATTTTCTGCCCACTTTTGGAAAAATAAAAACGGGCAGAGACTAAAAAATTTGGGCAAAAGTGTGAAAAACATTTAGTGGATATCCAAGTTTGGTCAAAAATTTGGGTTTTCTGCCCACTTTTTAAAACGTTTTTGTCCATAGACCGAATGCCCGAAAACCCAGTATTTATGCGGGTTCCGAATTCTTGGATATCCAACTTTGGTCAAAAACCCACTTTTTTTTCAACTCTAATGCGAAGAAAAAGTTTAATAAATATATATAATTAGCAAAAATTTTTGGGCTTTTGTCCAAGAAGGTAGTTCCAGCTAAAGAAGCTTAAAACTACATAACGTGATTATGACAGAGATACTTTACGGTACCTCTGTTTTTTTACGCCAAATTTACAAGTTGTTTTATGAAAGGAATAAAGGACGTAGCAGTGAAAGTCTGTACATGCGAATACATGGTTTAATGATAAAGATGAGCTTGCCGACAAGAGATCGGACGAAGTAGATTGATTGTGTGTAATAATAGCGCATTGAACACAATCTCAGAGATGGAAAATCTGATAAAAAATCAGTTCATCTATCCGCCCAATGAAAAAATCAATTCCTTTCATTTTTATGCTCTTTTTTTTGCGCGCGAAAAATACATTCCCTTTTATGAGGAGAGAGGTAAAATATGCATTTTTAACAGCATTCACTTTCTCTTTTGATATTTGTGAAAGGAGCTTACAAAATGTTAGAAAACAAATTCCAGGCTAATTTAATTAAAGAGCTTAAGAAACTTTTTCCTGGATGCATAGTTATGAAGAATGATGCAAGTTATATTCAAGGTATTCCAGACTTGCTAATTCTTTATAATGATAAGTGGGCTTCTTTGGAATGTAAAAAAAGCGCGTCGGCTAATAAACAGCCTAATCAAGAATATTATGTGGATCAAATGAACAGGATGTCTTTTTCCCGTTTTATTTGTCCGGAAAACAAGGAGGAAGTGCTATATGAACTTCAACAATCATTCCAATCTTGAGGGGCAGCACGCTTTTCTCGGAGCTAGTAAATATCATTGGATTAATTACAGCGAAGATAAAGTTGCCGATGCCTATTCAAAATTTCTTGCTACTCAGAAAGGTACCGTGTTACATGCATTTGCCGCACAGTGTATCTCTTTGGGACAGAAATTACCAAAATCACAAAAAACTTTGAATATGTATGTTAATGATGCCATTGGTTATAAGATGACACCGGAACAGACATTATTTTATTCTGAAAACTGTTTTGGAACAGCAGATTCAATTTCATACAGGTCTGGATTACTTAGAATTCATGATTTGAAGACAGGCATAATTCCAGCACACATGGAGCAGCTTATGATTTATGCCGCTCTTTTTTGTTTGGAATATAAAGTAAAACCTGCTGATATTGATATGGAATTAAGAATCTATCAGAACAATGAAGTTCTGTATCATAATCCAACAGCAGAAGATATAGTTCCAATTATGGATAAAATCATTACCTTTGATAAGGTTATAAGAAAAATAAAAGAACAGGAGGGTTAATCAATGAATCGAATAGCTAAAGTATTATCTCAAATTTCTGATGATATGCTTATGCATTACGGTGTTGCCAGAAGGTCTGGTCGATATCCATGGGGTTCTGGAGATAACCCTTATCAGCATAGTGGGGACTTTCTGAGTCGTGTGCAGTCTTTGAAAAAGTCTGGTATGAGTGAAACAGATATTGCTAAGACTATGGGGCTTACAACAACTCAGCTTAGAACACAAATGAGTCTTGCTAAAGATGAAAGAAGAGCAGTGCAGGTTGCAACAGCCAAAGACCTTAGAGAAAAAGGCTACAGTTTGAATGAAATCGCTGACAAGATGGGATTTGCAAATGACTCATCTGTAAGGTCTTTATTGAATGAAAATTCAGAAGCCAGAATGAACCAGGCGAAAGCCACTGCTGATGTTCTTAGAAAACTTATTGATGAAAAAGGTATGATCGATGTCGGTACCGGAGTTGAAAGAGAACTTGGAGTATCGAAAGAGAAACTTAACCAGGCTCTTTATATTTTGGAAATGGAAGGTTATCCGATTTATGGAGGTGGAGTTCCACAGGTTACTAATCCTGGAAAGCAGACAAACATAAAAGTAATCTGTCCTCCTGGAACAGAGCATAAGGATATTTATAATTATGAGGATGTACATTCTGTAAAAGACTATATTTCTTATGATGGTGGTGAATCTTTTAGAAAAGGCTTTGAATACCCTTCTAGTATGGATTCTAATCGACTTGCTATCAGATACAAAGAAGATGGTGGTATTAACAAAGATGGTGTTATAGAACTTCGTAGAGGAGTTCAGGATTTATCATTAGGCGATTCGCATTACGCACAGGTTCGAATAATGGTAGATGGAAAGAAATATCTAAAGGGAATGGCTGTCTATTCTGATGATATGCCAGATGGAGTTGATGTTATTTTCAATACCAATAAATCAAAATCGGTTCCTAAAATGGAAGTTCTTAAGGATATTAAGAATGACCCGGATAATCCTTTTGGTTCTTTGATAAAGGAACATGGCGGTCAAAGTTATTATGATGATCCAAAAGGAAAGTATACAGACCCAGTAACTGGAAAGAAACAGAGTTTGTCTTTAATCAATAAGAGAGCCGAAGAAGGAGATTGGGGCGAATGGAGTAAAACACTTCCATCTCAGTTCTTATCAAAACAGAGTCTATCTCTTATTAAAAAACAGTTGGGTCTAGCAACGGCAGATAAGCAATCTGAATTTGATGAGATTTGTTCATTAACCAATCCTACAGTAAAGAAAACTTTATTGAAATCTTTTGCTGATGATTGTGATTCAGCTGCTGTACATTTGCAGGCTGCGGCATTACCAAGACAGAAATATCAGGTAATACTTCCATTGACAACCATTAAAGATAATGAGGTTTATGCACCAAACTATAAAGATGGTGAAACAGTTGCCTTAATTCGTTATCCTCATGGAGGAACTTTCGAGATACCAATTTTGAAAGTAAATAATAAGTTAGCTGAAGGAAAGAGTGTTCTTGGTAATACTCCGGCTGATGCCATTGGTATTAATAAAAAGAATGCTGATAGATTGTCCGGGGCTGACTTTGATGGTGATACCGTAATGGTAATACCTTGTAATTCTTCAAAGAGCAAAGTAAAAATTACTTCTACGCATTCTTTAAAAGGATTAGAGGATTTTGATACAAAGGATGCATATGGTCCAGATTCTAGTAAACCTGTAAAAGTAGATTCTAAAGGAAAAGAATACTACACCAGAAATGGTAGAACATACCAAAGGATGACAAATACTCAGACTGAAATGGGTAAGATTTCTAACCTTATTACAGATATGACTTTGAAGGGTGCTACTGAACCAGAATTAGCAAAAGCTGTTCGTCATAGTATGGTTGTTATTGACGCTCAAAAACATAAGCTTGATTATAAGCAGAGTGAAATTGATAACGACATTGCAACTTTGAAGAAGAAATACCAAGGTACAACAGATTCAAATGGTCACTATCATGAAGGCGCGTCTACTCTTATCTCAAGAGCAAAATCTGAAACTTCTGTATTAAAGAGAAAAGGAAGCCCTACTATCAATGAAGATGGTTCCCTCAGTTACAAAGAAGTTAAAGAGACATACACTGACAAAGATGGAAAAATAAAAATTCGTACTCAGAAGAGTACTAAGATGGCTGAAGTTAAGGATGCAAGAGAATTATCATCCGGCACCCCACAAGAAGAAGCGTATGCAAAATATGCAAATTCTATGAAATCTTTAGCAAATCAGGCAAGAAGAGAAATGGTCAATACTGGAAAGATTGCCTATTCTGCTTCTGCAAAAGCAACTTATCAGTCTGAAGTAGACTCCCTTATTGGAAAATTAAATGTTGCTTTGATGAATGCCCCCCGTGAAAGACAAGCCCAGACTATTGCCAATGCAGAGGTTCAATCTAAGAAAAGAGACAACCCAGATATGACAAAGGCTGAAATTAAGAAGGCGAGTCAGCAGGCTCTATCGAAAGCCCGCAATTCTGTAGGAGCTAAGAGAACTTCTATAGATATAACTGATAAGGAATGGGAGGCTATACAGGCTGGTGCTATCAGCGAGAACAAGCTAACACAGATACTAAACAATACTAATATTGATGTTGTCAGACAAAAGGCTACTCCTCGTGCCACAACATCACTCAGTACAGCTAAACAGGGTAGAATTTCAGCTCTATCCGCATCTGGCTACAGTACATCTGAAATAGCAGAAGCCTTAGGAGTATCTACTTCAACTGTATCTAAGTATCTGAATGGAAAGGAGTGAACATAGAGAATGGATGTAACTAAGTGTGCATTGACTACAATTGACAACCCTTATGATCCGTTCGACCAGTTCACCGAATGGATGCTATATGACGAGGAGAAAGGCTATCACTCGACATCGTATCTTGGTCGCATCGCAAGGACATCGGATGACCTATCGGATGAAGAGAATGACAAAGAGATCGAAAGAGCGATAGACGAAATCATCAAATATGATTTTAGAAACATATACAAGAAAGTGAAGAAAACACTAAAAATCACGCAGACTGTCTAAGGGTATAGGGGGGTGTCTAAAAAACATACCCCCACCCATATCGCGGCGGTCTTTATTTTTTCCCCAGAGGGAAATTTTTGAAAAATGTTCTGACATATCAGCAGGGTTTTAAAGAGTTTATAGGATTATTACTGAGCGGTGGCTGGCTCATCTTTAAAGGTTGTCTCCTTTCATATACAAGAGTGTAGTAATAGTCTCTGTAAACTCTTTAAAACCCTGCTGAAACTTTATATAAAGTGTGCTGAAATTATTTAAAAGGAGGCGGTAACTATGAGGAAAGTTAAGCCAGACTCATCTTCTGATACTGCCAGTCAGCGAATGCGACCAGCAATCACACCAGAAGCAAGACAGAAACAGATGATCTCTCTTGCAACTGATTGTGCTGAGGATTTAATGAGGTCTGGTAAGGCACCATCGCAAATTATTGTTCACTATTTAAAGCTAGGAACAAAGCAGGCAGAGCTTGAATTAGAGAAGACAAAAAAAGAATTAGCATTAACAGAGGCTAAAACAAAAAGTATTCAATCTTCTGAGCAGGCAGAGGAATTATACAAGAATGCCCTTGATGCTTTCAGAGGATATAGTGGACAGGATTCACAAAGGGAGAGCGATGAATATGAGTGGGATGATTAAAACATATACAGAGCTTATCCGTTTGTCAACATTTCAAGAAAGATTTGAATATTTGAAATTAGATGGTTCTGTTGGAATAGAGACATTTGGTTTTGACAGATATTTGAATCAAGTTTTTTATAACTCAAAAGAGTGGAAAAGACTTAGGAACGAAATCATCGTTAGAGATAGAGGATGTGATTTGGCTTGCGATGGATATGAAATTCAAGGGAACATTATTATTCATCACATGAATCCAATTACACCAGAGGACATCATAAATAGAAATGACGACATTCTCAATCCAGAGTATCTGATATCAACGGTATTGAATACTCACAATGCTATACATTATGGCGATTCGAGCTTATTACCACATGCACCTGTAGAGAGAAGAAAAAATGATATGTGTCCATGGAGACATTAGAAGGAGGTTACTTATGAGTGAGGAAAGAAAAGAAAATCAGTCAGTACAGACAGCGGCTTCAGATACAAAGAATGAAAACATAAAAATTCTCGGTGTTATTGAGAGCTGCGGATATCTGAGAGTTAGAAAAGAACCAAATAAAGAAGCGGATGTTATAGCAACAATTCCTGTTGGTACAATGGTAGAACTTGTAAATGATGAGGTCATTGATGGTTTTTATGCTGTTCATATCGAAGCAGGAGATGGTTATTGTATGGCTGATTACATTCATATTACTTATCCTGAAAAGGAGTAATTATATGGCAGCAGATGAAATGAAAGACAGCATTTTATTATCAGTAAAAAAAATGTTAGGTTTAACAGAAGAGTATGATGCATTTGATTTAGACATCATCACGCATATTAATTCTGTTTTTACCATATTAACACAAATAGGAGTAGGTCCATCTAATGGATTTATGATTGAAGATAAAACTGCAATTTGGACCAATTTTATAAAAGATATGAGCCTTTATCATCTTGTAAAGTCTTATATGGTATTAAAAGTCCGATTACTGTTCGATCCGCCAATTAGTTCTGCAGCATTAGAATGCTGTAAAACGCAAGCAAATGAATATGAGTGGCGGTTGAAAACAATGGCTGAAATTCAGGAGGTGATGGAAGATGGTAACAGCAACTCAGACTGAATCTGATGCGTCGCTTTCTCACCATGGTATCAAAGGTATGAGATGGGGTGTTCGCCGTTATCAGAACAAAGATGGTTCTTTAACACCTCGTGGTAAAAAGCGATATGACAGAGATATAAGAGATAATCTCGCAAAGAAAAAAGATAACAGAATTGATACAAGTCATCCGGATCCTAATAGATGGGCTAGGGAAGATTTAGAACGAAGTAAAAAAATCGTTGACACTAGTTCGGCTATGGTTCGCCAGCTAAAATCAATGGAAAGCGAAACGCGACCGAAACCTAAAAGAAAAAGTATGGATTTATCAAATATGTCTGATAAAGAAATGCGAGACAGAATCAACAGAGAGTTACTTGAGCAGCAATACCAAAAATTATTTTCGGAAGTTGAAGAGCCGAAGATATCTAAGGGACGAGAATGTGTTACGAATGTATTATCAGTAGCAGGTGATGTACTGGTGGTAACAGGTTCTGCTCTTGGTATCGCATTAAGCATTAAAGAATTGCGAGGTAAATAAGGAGTAAGATATGGCATTATCAAACACAGCCGTCCCGAAATATTACGGCATGTTTCGTGATGCCGTTATTCGAGGTGAGATACCAGTAAATAAGGAAATCTCTATGGAGATGAACCGTATTGATGACCTTATTGCAAATCCTGGAGTATATTACGATGATAAAGCAGTTGAAGGATTTATCTTATACTGCGAAAATGAATTAACGCTTACCGATGGTTCGGATCTGAATCTTCTTGACTCATTTAAAGTATGGTCTGAACAAATTTTTGGTTGGTATTATTTCGTTGAAAGAAGTGTCTATGAACCGTCGGAAGACGGTCATGGTGGGCATTATGTTAAAAAGCATATCAGAAAGAGGCTTATTAACAAGCAGTACCTCATAGTAGCACGAGGTGCCGCAAAATCTATGTATGGTTCTTGTTTACAGAACTATTTTCTTAATGTCGATATCACGACAACACACCAGATTACAACTGCACCAACAATGAAACAGGCAGAAGAAGTCTTATCACCTATTCGTACAGCTATTACGCGTTCAAGAGGACCATTCTATAAATTTCTTACAGATGGCTCAATAATGAACACCAGCGGTTCAAAAGCCAATAGAGTTAAATTGGCATCGACCAAGAAAGGAATAGAAAATTTTCTTACCGGTTCGTTATTGGAAATTCGTCCGATGAGGATAGATAAGTTACAGGGATTGCAGCTCAAGGTTGCTACTGTTGACGAATGGTTATCCGGAGATATCAGAGAAGACGTAATCGGTGCTATTGAGCAGGGTGCGTCAAAGGTAGACGATTATTTGATTGTTGCTATTAGCTCTGAAGGTACAGTCCGTAACGGAGCTGGCGATACAATCAAAATGGAATTGCAGGACATCCTAAAAGGTGAATATATTAACCCTCATGTTTCTATCTGGTGGTACAAACTTGATTCTGTCGAAGAAGTTTCAAATCCAGATATGTGGTTGAAGGCTAATCCAAACTTAGGAAAGACAGTCAGCTATGACACATATCAGCTTGATGTTGAAAGAGCAGAGAAAGCCCCAGCAGCAAGAAATGATATACTTGCAAAACGATTTGGTCTGCCGATGGAAGGTTATACGTATTACTTCACATATGAAGAAACTCTGCCACATCGAAAAAGAGATTTTTGGCAGTTACCATGCTCTTTGGGTGGAGATCTATCACAGGGAGATGACTTCTGTGCATTTACGTTTCTGTTTCCATTATCTAATGGTGCATTTGGTGTAAAGACACGAAATTACATAACACAGAGAACATTAATGAAATTACAGTCTGCAATGAGATTGAAGTATGAAGAGTTCATTAAAGAAGGTAGTCTTATTGTTATGGAAGGAACTGTTCTGGATATGATGGATGTATATGAAGATTTGGACAACTACATTATTGAAAGTGGTTACGATGTAAGGTGTTTTGGGTACGACCCATATAACGCAAAAGATTTCGTAGAACGTTGGGTACAGGAAAATGGTGTATTTGGTGTAGAAAAAGTAATCCAGGGAGCTAAGACAGAATCAGTTCCACTTGGAGAATTAAAGAAATTATCAGAAGATAGAATGCTTCTGTTCGATGAAGAGCTTATGACATTTACGATGGGAAACTGTATTACTTTAGAGGATACTAACGGAAACCGTAAATTGTTAAAGAAAAGATATGATCAGAAAATTGATGCAGTGGCAGCTATGATGGATGCATATGTTGCATATAAGCTCAATCGAGATATGTTTGAATAAGGTCTAATCTATATTTCCATATAAAAAAATATCTTTAGCTTTTGAAGCTATAATTTTTGTTCCTGCATAATCAAATGTGCCTCCGATGACCCCACCTACAATTGGTACCATTTTACCGAGGTTAATCACACCTTTGGTTCCAAATTTGGTTATAAATCGTTGCATTGCTATATGATTTATTTTATTTAATACTTTTGTAGGAATTTTTTGAATAGCTTTAATCGTTAATTTTTCACCAGCTTTAATTCCAGCTTCTTTACATAGTTTGGATATAGATGTACCGGTAATACAAATATAAGCGAGAGTTTGTACATCATCATTAGATGGATTAAAACCCGATATAGTGGCTATTGTTGCAATCATTCTTAGTTGAACATACCAAACAGAGGCAAGATTTGCAGGAACAGCAACAGGTAAAGTTATGACACCACCTAAGCTTGTTAAAAAACCAGAAGTGGTACATTTTCGTACTTGCCATTTAATGAAGTTATCTATAGCTTTTTCTTTAGTCGAATATTTAAGTGTATATTCCGTAGCTAAATCATAACAGCTTTTGGTTTTGGGTATACCTTTTAAAGCAGCATCATAACAGTTATTTAATATATCGGACAATGTTTTTTGTGAAATATTCATAATTTAAAGCCTCGCTCTCCTTAAAAGATAATATATTGTATCATTTTTAGGAGGAGGGGGTCAAGATTCAGGAGGTAATTATGCAAAATGAACTATATCATCATGGAATAAAAGGTATGAGATGGGGTGTTCGCCGTTATCAGAACAAAGATGGTTCTTTAACACATCAAGGAAAGAAAAAGTATGGAAAAAATACAGGTGAAATTTTATTAAAATCGGCAGGTACTGAAGCAGCTATATTAGTAGGAAGAAATGTAACGTCACATGTTCTTGGGCATATGGGAGCTGATGTAATTACAACAACTGCCATCACAAGGTTAGCCGCTGCTGGTGCAACTGTTGTAAATGTTATGAACACGGGATGGAGTATTCGCAATAATAGGCAAATAAACAGCGAGTCGCCAAATCCTAAAAAAGCAGATCGTAAAGTTTCTAAGAAAAAAGAGAGAAAGATGTATGTAAATGCTTATAACAATGCAGCAGCTAGGATGAATAATGGTTTAATTGAACAGTTTAATAAAAAATATGAAGGAAAAGATATAAGCGACATATCTTCGGCTGATGGTAAAAAATATATGGAAGATTACGAAAGACTTTGGAATAAAGTTTTTGCAGAGGAGTATGAAAAATTGAGTTGAATGTTTTAACTGGGGGTGATCAAATGAAAAATCAAAAAAACAGTGATGAATTAATGCATTATGGTGTTCTTGGTATGAAATGGGGGGTTAGGCGTTATCGTAATTACGATGGTTCATATACTCGTAAAGGGGTAAAGAAGTACGATGAAGCTAAGAGTAACTATGATAGTGTTAAAGCTAAAAGAAAAGCGAAACAATCGACGCGAGCAGAACTACATAAAGCTAAGAAAAATCTCAATAAAGCGTATAAAAAAATAAAGTATGATAAGAAAGCTGATCAAGGAAAAGCATTATATGCAAAAGGGAAAACAATAACTGATAATGAGAGAAAAATGCAAATGATAGAAACTGGTATAGTTGCAGGTGCATCTATAGTTAATTATGGAATACGACAATATGGAAATGTTAAAATGGCTAATATTAGTACAGCAACAATAGCAGCTGGTGGAACATTAGTTAATGCATGTTTATATGCTAAAAATAAGTCCGAAAATTCTAAACTCAGAGCTTATTATGCACATCACTAAAATAAAAAAAAGAAAGGAAATTTCAAAATGGAATTAACAGTTGGCCCCAGACTGAAACATGCCTGGAATGCATTTCTGAATCGAGCCCCCACCGCCAATTATCAGTATGGTATAGGTGGGGGATATGCATATCGACCAGACAGATTCAGACTTACAAGAGGAAATGAGCGTTCTATCGTGACCTCTGTTTACAATCGAATAGCTTTAGATGTAGCCGCCATTAACATTCAGCATGTTCAGTTGGATGATGAAGGGCGGTTTTTAAATGTTATAAAATCTGGACTTAATGATTGCTTGTCATTAGAGGCAAATCTTGACCAGACAGGAAGAGCATTCATACAGGATGTTGTTATGTCAATGATGGATGAGGGCGTAGTAGCGATAGTACCGACTGATACTACTATTGACCCAGATATATCTAATGGTTTTGATATAACGTCCATGCGAGTAGGAAAAGTAGTTGATTGGTATCCACAGCATATAAAGCTGGAGGTATATAACGAACAGACAGGTACAAAGCAGACAATTACTATGCCTAAGAGAAACGTTGCAATTATTGAAAACCCACTTTATGCCGTTATTAATGAACCGAATTCTACAATGCAGAGATTGGTTCGAAAATTGAATCTTTTGGATGCTGTTGATGAACAGAGCAGTTCTGGAAAATTAGATTTAATTATCCAGTTGCCATATGTTATCAAATCAGATGCAAGAAGAAAGCAGGCTGAACTTCGAAGGAAAGATATAGAAGAACAGTTATCCGGCTCAAAGTATGGAATTGCGTATATTGATGGAACGGAGCATGTTACACAGTTAAATCGTTCAGTTGAGAATAATCTGATGAAGCAGATTGAATATTTGACGAGTATGCTATATAGCCAGTTAGGTATCACTCAGAGCATATTAGATGGAACAGCTGACGAGAAGACAATGCTTAATTACTACAATAGGACAATAGAACCAATTTTGTCAGCAATTGTTGACGAAATGAAACGTAAGTTCCTTACAAAGACAGCTCGTACAAAGAATAAGTCAATTAAGTTCTTTAGAGACCCATTTAAACTTGTACCAATCAGTGAAATTGCTGAGATAACGGATAAGTTTACAAGAAATGAAGTAGCATCATCTAATGAAATGCGTCAGGTAATTGGATGGAAACCATCTGATGACCCTAAGGCAGACGAATTGAGAAATAGTAACATATCACAATCTGACTCTGGAATAGCAAATCAGACAGATGATGAAAATCAAGATATAGGAGGAGAAATTCAAAATGAAGTATGATTTTGGTGGCTATGCCACACGAAATAATCTCACTTGCACTGATGGTCGTGTAATTAAGAAAGATGCGTTCAAGTCACAGAATGGAGAAACAGTTCCACTTGTTTGGAATCACAACCATGATGTTGATGATGTACTTGGATTAGCACATCTTGAAAATCGCGAAGATGGTGTATATGCATATTGTGAATTTAACGATACGGAAAAAGGTAAGACTGCAAAAGAACTGGTGCAGCATGGCGATGTGAGGTCATTGTCAATCTTTGCAAATCAGTTAATGCAGAAAGGTTCTGATGTAATCCATGGATTAATCAGAGAAGTTAGTCTTGTAATTGCTGGGGCTAATCCTGGAGCTTTTATTGATGATGTAATTGCTCATGGAGAGGATGGTTCTGGAATAATTATTTGCTATGACGAGGGTGTAACAGTGTTTATGCACTCTGATGACAAAGAGAAAACTAAGGATTCGGAAGATAAGAAAAAAGAAAAGTCCGAAGATGATGAGACTGTAGAAGATGTCTTTGACTCGCTTACAGAAAAGCAGAAGACTGCTGTGTATGCTGTTATCGGAACAATTATGGAAGATAACAAAAACAATGACGACTCAGATGATAATGAAGGAGGAAAAGAAGAGATGAAACATAACGTATTTGAGGATGGTGTACAGGCACAGGATAACACACTTTCTCATGCTGACCAGGTGGCTATCCTTGAGACAGCAAAGATGAGAACAGTTGGAACTTTTAAGAATGCATTACAGATGTATGCGGAGGAGAATGCACTTCAGCACGATGCAACTAGCAGTGGTGTTGCAGCAGGAGACATTTCTAAGCTCTTCCCAGAGTATGCAGAGGTAAGACCTGGTGCACCGGAGCTTATTACTAATGACCAGGGTTGGATTAGCACCGTTATTTCTAAGGTACATAAGTCACCTATGTCAAGAATCAGAACAACACAGGCTGATATCAGAAATATTGATACTCTTAAAGCTCATGGCTACCAGAAAGGAAAGCAGAAGAAGTTAGCAGGAAACTTTAATCTTGTAAGAAGAACAACAGACCCACAGACTATTTATGTAAAGAATGCACTTAACAGAGATGACATTGTTGACATCACTGATTTCGATTATGTTGCATATCTGTACAACATTGATCGTATGAACCTTAACGAAGAGCTTGCTAAGGCAATTATGATTGGTGACGGTCGTGATGATGGTGCAGAGGATAAAATCTTCCCAGAGCATATCAGACCAATCTGGCTTGATGACGACCTTTACACAATTCATACCGATCTCGATATTACAACTATGAAGGCTGAGCTTCAGGGAACAAATACAGGAGCAAACTTCGGTGATAACTATGTGTACGCTGAAGCAATGGTACAGACATTACTCTATGCAAGAGAGAACTATAAGGGAACTGGTACACCAGACTTATACTGCACACCTCATATGGCAAATGTAATGCTTCTTGCAAGAGATCTGAACGGTAGAAGAATCTACTCTTCTAAGGCTGAGCTTGCTACAGCGTTAAATGTTGGTAGCATCAATACAGCTGAGCAGTTCGCTAATAAGACAAGAAAGACTTCTGATGGAAAGACAAAGAAGCTTATTGCTCTTATCGTAAATCTTCAGGATTATTCTCTTGGAGCGACAAAGGGCGGAGAGATTACACACTTCACTCAGTTCGATATCGACTTCAACCAGGAGAAATCACTTCTTGAGACACGCTGCTCTGGAGCTCTTACAAGAGTCTACTCAGCAATTGCCATTGAGGAGGATGTCACAGATACTAAGGGTCAGCAGACTGGTGGCTTAGCAGGCTAAGATAAATCGTAGAAAGGAAATTTCAAAATGAGTAAATTTTTTGGAGCAATTGGTTATTCCGTATCAGAAGAAACAGCTCCCGGTGTATGGACAGACCATATTGTAGAGCATAACCATTATGGTGATGTCAATAGAAGTAAGGCTCAGCACGAAACTGGAACATCACTTAATGATAACATCAATATTTCAAATGAGTTTAGTATTATTGCTGACCCATTTGCTTATGAGAATTTCCAAAATATGCGATATATCGTATTTATGGGAGCTAAGTGGAAAATTACGAGCGTAGAAGTTCAGTATCCACGATTAATTCTGACGGTTGGAGGGGTTTATAATGAGCAGACGACTTAAACTACATAGTGTTCTTTGTGGTATATTAGCTTGCCCCGAAATAGGAAAAGAGTGTCGAGCTTATTTTCAGCCACCAGCATCAGTTAGTATGAAATACCCTGCCATTGTGTATGCCCTTAATGGAAAAGATAAGAGGCACGCCGATGACAGGGTTTATTTGTCTTCAAATCGTTATTCTGTAACAGTCATAGACAGCAATCCGGATAGCGATATAGTAGACAAAATATCTGAATTACCAATGTGCAGATTCAATACAGCCTACACCAAGGACAATTTGAATCACACAGTATATGAAATTTATTATTAGGAGGAAATCAACATGTCAAAACTTACATGGGATAATGAAGGCGAGCGATTGTTTGAAACTGGTGTCAGTGAAGTCGCTCTTTATCCATTTCAGACAAATGGCTATACAAAGGGTGTTGCTTGGAATGGTGTGAGTTCTATTACAGACAGTCCTGGAGGAGCAGAGTCAAATAAGATATATGCAGATAACATTGAATATCTTAATCTTATGTCTGCCGAAACAGCTGGCGGAACTATCGAAGCATATATGGCTCCGGATGAGTTCGCCGAATGTGATGGTTCTGTAGAGATTGCACCAGGAGTATATGCGGGTCAGCAGAACCGTAAGAAATTTGGTCTTGCGTATAAGACTATTCTCGGAAATGATACAGAGTCAAATGATCATGGTTATAAACTTCACTTAACATGGGGATGCCTTGCTTCTCCATCAGAGAAACAGAACTCATCTGTAAATGAAAGTCCAGAGCCATTGGCTATGTCTTGGGAATACAGTGCAACACCTGTTAAAGTTACTGCGGCTGTTAAAAGTAAGAAACTTAAAGCAACAGCTACAATGACATTCGACTCAACAAAGGTTGATGCTACCAAACTCCAGAAGTTGGAAGGTATTCTTTATGGAACAGATGATTCTGGATCTGCAGAGCCAAGACTTCCAATGCCTGATGAAATCATTTCTATGATGACAACAGAAGGTTAATTAAATATTCAGTCTATGCGACGTATTCAGTTCGGCTGGCGTCGCTTTTTTATTTGAAAGGAGAAATTCAAAATGCATAAAGAAACTATTACTTACGTTGATTTCAACGGGACAGAAAGAACAGAAGACCACTATTTTAATCTCAGCAAAACAGAGATTACGGAGTTAGAGGTAAGTATGCCTGGTGGTCTTGCTGAGTACCTTATGGGAATTGTAAATGCCAAGAATGTTCCAGAAATTATGGCTTCATTTAAGAAGATTATCTTATTTGCATACGGCATCAAGTCGGCAGATGGAAGAAGGCTTGAAAAAGGAGAAGAAATCAGCAAAGCATTCACGGAATCACCGGCATATGACGTGCTGTTTCAGAGATTATTCTTATCTGGAGATGTTAATGCTGCTTCTGATTTTATCAATGCAATCATTCCTCAGATTAAGGATGATGCGGCACAGTCAGCAGCAGAGAATAAGAATTTAACAGTTGTTTCTGGAACGGCACAGTAAATTCATTTGGGAGGTGTACAGATGCTTAATATCGTAATACCTTCAGTTGAATTATGGGATGAAAAGAATGAACAGTTCATCCATACAAAGGAACGAAAATTACAGTTAGAGCATTCTCTGGTTTCAGTTTCTAAATGGGAAGCCAAGTGGAATAAGCCTTTTATAAACAAGAAAGATAAAACTACAGCGGAAATTATCGACTATGTGCGATGTATGACCATTACACAAAATGTACCAGATGATTGCTACAACTATTTAACAATAGCAAACATAGAAGAAGTGAACCGGTATATTGCGTTACCAATGACTGCTACTTGGTTCACTGAAACAAAAAAGAAAGTAACAACAAATCGTGAGCAGATTACAGCGGAACTTATTTATTACTGGATGATTAGTTTCAATATTCCTATGGAATGTCAGAAATGGCATTTGAACAAATTGCTTACTTTGATAAGGGTATTCAACGAGAAGAATCAACCTAAAAAGAAAATGAGCCAGCAGGAACTGTATCGTCAGCACGATACAATAAATGCTGCAAATAGAAAGAGATTTCATTCAAAAGGATAGGAGGAAATACTATGAGACTTAATGGTATTGACATCAGCGGTTGGCAGGAAGGTATTGATTTATCTGCTGTTGCCGCTGATTTTGTAATTATGAAAGCTACTCAGGGTACTGGATTTGTCAGCAAAGATTTTGCTAGACAGTATCAGCAGGCAAAAGAAAATGGAAAGCTTGTCGGATGTTATCACTATGCCGAGGGAGACGATTATGTTGCAGAGGCAAACCATTTCCTTGATGTTGTTGGAAATCGCGTCGGAGAAGCTATTCTTTGTCTTGATTGGGAAAGACAGGATAATCCAACATTTGGTAAGAACGATTTCGATTGGGTTAAAGGATTCTGTGATTATGTATTCTCTAAGACGGGCGTAAAACCACTTGTCTATATTCAGAAGAGTGCTATGGAAAGAATTGACGGTATTGGTGATTACGGATTATGGATTGCACAGTATCCAGATTACACACCAACTGGATACCAAGAGACACCTTGGAATGAGGGGGCTTATGCGTGTGCTATTAGACAGTATAGTTCAGTTGGTCAGATTAGCGGATATAACGGAAATCTTGACCTTGATAAGTTCTATGGTGACGCTGATGCTTGGAAAGCATATGCCGCTGTAAATGGAGAGAGCCCATCACCAGAACCGACACCTCAGCCGGTAGTTAATACTCCAGATGGTTCTACCCTTGAATTAGTTGAAAGAACTATGAATGGCGAATTTGGAGATGGTGACGACAGAAGAAACAATCTTGGAACACGATATGATGATGTACAGAGCTTCATTAACCATATCTATGAAGCATCTGCTAATGATTTGGCAAATGAGGTTCGTTCTGGAAAGTATGGTAATGGCGATACAAGAAAGGCGGTTTTGGGAAACCGTTATTCAGAGGTACAGGGAATTGTAAATGGTGAAGCAGAAAAGAAATACTATACAATTCAGTCTGGTGATGTGTTATCAAAAATCGCTGCTGCTAATGGTACTACTGTTGACAACCTTGTGCGTCTTAATGGTATTAGTAATCCGGATCTGATTTATGTAGGTACGCGGATTAGAGTTAAGTAGGGGTAAATACATATGATCAGTTTCAGACAAAAGGGCGACTTCCACAAGCTTACCAGATATATGGAAAGAGTGAAAGAAGTAGCACAAATAGGCGACCTTGATAAGTATGGTCGTCAAGGTGTGGCAGCCCTTGCGTCTGCTACGCCGAGAGATACTGGAAAAACTGCAAATTCGTGGAATTACGAAATCAAGCAGGATAAGGATTCAGTGTCTATTAGTTTTTATAACACAAATATTCAAAATGGAGTTCCAATCGCAATTATCTTGCAGTATGGACATGGAACTCGTAACGGAGGCTGGGTACAGGGTCGAGATTATATCAATCCTGCTATTCAGCCTATTTTTGACGAAATTGTCAAATCGGCGTGGAAGGAGGTTACAAGTCTATGAGTACAACTGTTGATCAAAGAGTCGTCGAAATGCGATTTGATAATAAGCAGTTTGAAAATAATATTCAGACAAGCTTATCTTCGATAGCCAAACTTAAAAAGAGTTTGAATATGGATGGAGCAACAAAAGGACTTGAAAGTGTTGAAAAAGCCTCTGGTAAGATAAATCTTTCCGGATTATCGAATGCCGTTGAAACTGTTAATGCTAAATTTTCAGCATTAGAAGTAATGGCAATTACGGCATTGGCAAATATTACAAATTCGGCAGTAAATGCAGGTAGAAGTATCGTATCGGCATTAACTATTGATCCAATCAAAACGGGATTTCAAGAATATGAAACGCAGATTAATGCAGTTCAGACAATCTTAGCAAATACTTCATCAAAGGGAACCACCCTTGACCAGGTTAATAATGCATTAGATGAGTTAAACCACTATGCAGATATGACCATTTATAATTTTACGGAGATGACACGTAATATTGGTACCTTTACAGCGGCGGGTGTTGATTTGGATACCTCTGTTTCTGCAATTAAAGGTATTGCCAACCTTGCCGCTGTATCAGGTTCAAATTCACAGCAGGCAAGTACAGCAATGTATCAGTTATCACAGGCATTAGCAGCAGGAACAGTAAAATTACAAGACTGGAACTCTGTTGTAAATGCCGGTATGGGTGGTCAGGTATTCCAGGATGCTTTAAAAGAAACAGCAAGAGTGCATGGAATAGCTATTGATGACATGATTAAAGATGAAGGGTCATTCAGAGAAACTTTACAGAAAGGCTGGTTGACATCTGACATCTTAACCGAGACATTATCTAAGTTTACAGGTGACTTGAACGAGGAGCAGCTCAGAACTATGGGTTACTCAGAAGAGCAGATAGCATCAATAATCAAAATGGGTCAGACTGCTAATGATGCCGCTACAAAAGTAAAGACATTTTCCCAGTTATTTGACACATTAAAGGAAGCTGCACAGTCTGGCTGGACCCAGAGTTGGGAAATTATCGTTGGTGACTTTGAAGAAGCGAAAGAATTACTCACAGAGATGAGTGATATATTCAGCGCAATTATAAATTCATCGGCGGATGCCAGAAATAGCATGTTGCAGGGCTGGAAAGATTTGGGAGGAAGAACAGCACTTATAGAAGCAGCTAGAAATGCTTTTGAGGGAGTGCTTAGTATTATTAAGCCTGTAAAAGAAGCATTCCGCGAAATCTTCCCACCAATGACGGCACAACAACTGTACAACATTACAGATGCGTTAAGAAATCTGACGGCACATCTGAAACTCAGCGATACAAATTCGGAAAATTTGAAAAGAACATTCAAAGGTTTGTTTGCAGTAATTGACATTGTTAAACAAGCATTCGTAGCAGTTGCAAAAGGAGTAGGCTCTCTATTAGGAGGGACTGGTGACTTAGCAAGTTCTATTTTATCGGTAACGGCACGCTTCGGAGATTGGCTTGTGAAACTTGATGAAACTATCAAGAAAACAGATATATTCAATGTCGCTATACAGACCGTGATTAAATATATAAAAACAGGTGTGGCAGTAGCAACAGATTTAATTGACAAAGCTGTTGACGCAGTCACAAGATTCGCAAATGCTATAAAGCAGAAGTATGATACCGGCGAATTTGCAGTTATTCATTCTGTTCTGGAAAGAGTACATACAAGAATGTCAGAAGTTGGAGAAGCTGCTGATGGAATGCGAAGTGGTGTTGAAATTGCAATTGGTGCAATGGGTAAAGCACTTGAAAATTCTAAGTTTTTACAAGCACTTCAGGCATTATTGGATGGAGTTAAAACTATTGGAACTGGTATTACAAAAGCAATGAAAATCCTTGCAAGTGGATTTGTAGAAGATATCAGTGACATCAATTTCTCAAGTGTGTTTGATGTGCTCAGCGGAATTTCATTAGCTGGAATTGCGGTTGGAATCAATAAATTCCTTAAAGGAATAACAGATGCAGTGAGTGACGTTACGAAACTAACAGACCAAATCAAGGGAATTCTTGATAGTGTTAGGGGTTGCTTTGAAGCATATCAGACACAATTGAAAGCGGGAACTTTGATTAAGATTGCCAGTGCAATTGCAATTCTTACCGGTGCGATTGTGGTACTTTCACTTATTGACTCTGCAAAATTAGCATCAGCTATTACCGCATTAACAGGATTATTTGCAGAACTTATGGCATCTATGGCTATCTTTACAAAGATAAGCGGCGACCTTAAGAAAGCAACAAAGACCGTTACAATTATGCTGGGATTATCAGTTTCGGTGCTAATTCTTGCATCAGCATTGAAAAAGATTGCATCTTTGAGTTGGAATGAGATAGCGAAAGGACTTAGAGGAATTACAGTAGTTTCTGGAGTATTAGTAGGAGTTGCAAAAGTTATTTCAAAAGATGAAAAGACAATTGCAAAAGGGGCGTTCAATCTTATATTCTTGGCTGCAGCTGTTAATATATTAGCATCTGCCTGTAAAGATATATCGCAACTTAGCTGGGGGGAACTTGCTAAGGGACTTACTGGAGTAGGTGTCCTGATGGCAGAAATAGCTTTATTCTTGAATACTGCTAATTTTAGTGGAAAAGCAGTATCAACAGCAACAGGAATACTTGTGCTGTCAGCCGCTATAAAAGTATTAGCATCTGCTTGTATAGATTTTGGCTCTATGCAGTGGAGTGAGATTGGAAAAGGACTTAAGAGTATTGGCATATTACTCACAGAGATTGCAGCATTTACAAATCTTACAGGAAATGCTAAGCATGTCGTATCTACAGGTGTTGCATTAATTGCTATTGCTGGTGCAATGAAAATTATGGCATCCGCAGTACAGGATTTCGGTTCTATGCAATGGAAAGAGATCGCAAAAGGTCTTGTTACTATGAGAGGAGCGTTAGCGGATATTACACTAGCTGTCAACTTAATGCCTAAAAATATGATATCTACAGGTGTTGGTCTTATTGCCGTTGCCGCAGCACTTACAATATTGACAAATGTTCTAAGTACAATGGGAAATTTCTCATGGGAAGAGATCGCAAAAGGTCTTGTTACTATGAGAGGAGCGTTAGCGGAACTATCGATAGCGTTAAATTTTATGAACGGAACATTGGCTGGTTCAGCGGCATTACTCATTGCAAGTGCTTCATTAGCGGTGTTGGCACCAGTTCTGAGTATTCTGGGTGCTATGAGTTGGGAAGCAATAACCAAAGGTTTGGTTTCTTTAGCAGGAGCATTTGCAATTATAGGTGTAGCTGGTGCTGTATTATCACCGATTGTTCCAAGTATTTTAGCATTAGCAGGAGCATTTACACTTATAGGTGTTGGAGTTGGTGCGACAGGAGCAGGTTTATTAGCTGCTGGACTTGGATTACAGGCACTTGCTATTGGACTTACTGCAATAGCAGCAGCTGGAACAGCAGGAGCGACAGCACTTGTAGCGGCATTGGCAGTCATCATTACAGGCGTGGCGGATTTGATTCCAGCAGTGTTAGTCAAATTGGCAGAGGGAATTGCTCAGTTCTGCGTTGCATTAGCAGGAGCAGCACCACAAATTTTAGAGTCGCTGGTCGTTATTATTACGGCTTGTCTTGCGGCGATATCAAACGTGGTACCGCAATTGGTCGACGTCCTCGTAACATTGCTGGTTACAACTCTTCAAACTTTGGCTGAGCATACGCCAGAAATTGTACAGGCTGTGTTCGATATTCTGATTGCATGTTTACAGGGAATTGCAGATAATATTGGAATGGTGGTTCAAACTGCTATAGATATTGTGCTGAATTTTATCGATGGAATAGCTCAAAAATTACCAGATGTGATTCAGTCTGGTGTTAATTTGCTCTTGAGTTTCATCGAAGGCATTATTAGTGCTATCGATAATAACTCCGAGCGATTAGCAAATGATATACGAAATTTGTTTAAAGCATTAATTCGCGCAGCGGTTCTTGTACTTACTGGTGGAGTTGTTGATATCAAAGAAGTTGGTTCCAAGATAATGAATTCTGGACTTATCAGTGGTATCAAGGAGAAATTATCAAATCTTAAGGAAACTGTACGTGATTTGATATCAAATGCCAAGCAGGTCATTCAAGATAAAATAAATGACTTCAAAGATGTGGGAAAGCATATTATAGGTGGACTTATCAGTGGTATTACAGATAAATCCTCTGATTTGGCTAATTCAGCGATTAATGCGGCTAAGAGTGCTGTAAATGGTGTAAAGAATTTTCTTGGCATTCATTCACCATCAAGAGTATTTGCTGAAATTGGTAGATATACTGATGAGGGATTTATTAATGGTGTGAAGGCTTATGCTGGAAAAGTATCTGACGCTACTGTTGATATGGGAAAAGGTGCTGTTGGCGCAATGTCCGATACACTTTCAACTATTGCAGATTTGGTTAGTTCCGATATAGACACAGAGCCTACTATAAGACCGGTAATGGATCTGTCAAATATTCAAAATGGTGCTAATCAGTTGTTTAGTATGATGAAGAGTGTTGACGGGTATTCGTTATCTGGTTCATTAGACATTGCCAATAGAACCGGTAATCGTATTAATGAAGTAAGAAGCAAAGCAACTGATAATTCCAGTGTGTTAGATAAGATTTCAGATGCTGTTGGAAACTTCAACGGCGGAAATTCATTTGAAAATACATTTAATATCACGGGAAGTAATCCTAAAGAGATTGCAGAAGAAGTATCAAACATTATTCAGAGACAAGTTGAAAGGAGGGATGCTTCATGGGCGTAATTATTTACAATGGTGTTTCATCGGAAGAATTCGCTATCCAAGTGGAGCATCCGCCTGGATATGAAACTCCGGAAAAGGACTATGAAGTTACACATATTCCTGGAAGAAACGGGGATATTTATGTCGATAAAGGGTCATATAAAAATGTATCAAGAAGTTATGACATAGCTATTGGCGCTGAAAATAAGGATTTTACAACGATGGCAAATTTTATTTCGGAGTGGCTTAACTCTGCGTCTGGATATGCTAAGTTGGAAGATTCATATGAGCCGGAATATTATCGACTTGCTGCTTATAAGAGTGGTGGAACAATTGAAAACATATTACAGCACGCTGGGCGTATTACAGTCGCATTTGATTGTAAACCTCAGCGTTTTCTTAAATCTGGAGATATTCCAGTAATTGTTAGAGCAACGAGCAAATTAAGAAACCCCACAGGATTCAAATCGCTTCCTATTATTAAAGTGAACGGTTCTGGAAAGGGCAATCTGAGAATTGGCGATTATGTAATTACCATTTCCAATATTAGTTCGCATCTAACAATTGATAGTGAATTGCAGGATGCTTATAAAGGTACTACAAATTGCAATTCACTTGTAACGTTGAGCAACGGATTTCCGAAGCTTATAAAAGGTGAAAACGAAATCTCTTTTTCTGGTGGAATAACAAGTGTGGAGGTGATACCTAAATGGTGGACACTATGATTACTCTTCATGAGTCTACAGAAACATTATTCACAACGAATGGATTAGGCACATTGAGCGATGCCATTACTTGTGAAGTTACCGAAGAAAGAAATGGTGAGTTCGAACTTGAAATAGAATATCCTGTTACAGGTATCAGATATAAGGAATTACGGCTTAGGCGTATCATTATGGCAAAGCCAAATCCTTATTCTGACCTACAACCATTTCGAATCTATGCAATAACAAAGCCAATCAATGGAATTGTAACAGTAAATGCAGAACATATAAGCTACGATATGTCTGGATACCCAGTATCGGCATTTGTAGCTGACACAGTTCAAAATGCGTTTATTAATATGAAATCAGCATCGGCAGTAACATGCCCGTTTTCATTTTCAACAGATAAGACCACAACGGCAAATATGACAGTTCTTAAACCGTCAAGTATGCGTTCACTTCTTGGCGGAGTAGATGGCTCAATTCTTGATGTGTATGGAGGAGAGTATGAATTCGATAAGTTCAACGTAAAGCTTTGGAATAAAAGAGGTGCTGATAGAGGTGTTAGCATCAGATACGGAAAAAATCTCACTGATTTGAAGCAGGAAGAGAATTGCAGTTCTGTCTATACAGGTGTTTATCCATTCTGGTATTCGGAGCAGGAAGGTATTGTGCAGCTGGATGAGAAGATTGTGAAAGCCTCTGGTACATATAATTTTACAAGGATTTATCCATTGGATTTATCGCAGGAATGGCAGGAAAAACCAAATCAAGAGCAGCTCAGAACAAGAGCCAATTCTTATATGAAAGCAAACAACATAGGAATACCAGCTGTGTCATTGACTGTATCATTTATACAATTGTCACAATCTACGGAGTATGCTAAATATGCGCTTTTGGAGGATGTACATCTTTGCGACACTGTAAGCGTTGAGTTCCCGGAGTTAAATGTTAGCGCCACGGCAAAGTGTATAAAAACTATATATGATGCCATAAGTAATAAGTACGTGTCGATTGAACTTGGAGAATCAAGGACAAATCTTGCATCAACGATTTCTGACCAAAAGCAGGCAATCTCTGATACTATTACTAAAACATTTATGCAACAGGCTATTGAGAATGCTACGAAATTGATTAGTGGAGGCCTTGGCGGTTATGTGATTATGAACAGCAGCACCGGTGGAAAGTATCCGGATGAAATTCTTATTATGGATACAGATGATATTGCTACTGCGAAGAAGGTATGGCGTTGGAATAAAGGTGGATTGGGATATTCTTCAACAGGATATAATGGTCCATTCGCTTTAGCTATGACGCAAGATGGTCAAATTGTAGCGGATTTTGTTAAAACCGGAACGATGAGTGCAAATCGTATTAATGGTGGTACTTTAATTCTTGGCGGAAAGAATAATGCGAATGGTACGGCACTTATAAAAGATGCTAATGGAAATGTTCTTATTCGACTTGATAGAGATGGAATAACTTTATCAGAAGATGTTCAGATTTCTTATGAAAATATTTCAGATACGCCATCTATTCCAACGAAAGTGTCAGAGCTTACGAACGACAGTAAATATACAACTATGTCAGATGTTGAGAATAAAGGGTATCAGACAAAGGCTAATGTAACCAAAATCACTAAGGATACAGTTACAACAACATATGTAAATGCTTTGGATATAACTGCTAAACAGGTTAATTGTAAATCCGGTAGTAAAGAAGCCAATATTAATGCTGGCGCGTCTCATTATAAGTATGCCAATGAGTACATAGGAGAAATAGGTACGAATAGTTGGGCTGGAAATAACAATCGTAGAGGTCTTGTGTTCGACTTAGATGAAGATGGCGATTATATGACATGGGCTGCACAGCCTAAGAGTGGTCAAAATTATTTAGTTAAACTTTTATATGAAAGAAATGGCTATAATTCAAATGGTACAACCTATGATGCCGATACTATAAATTTAGGATGCAACGTTGATATGCATTACTATAAACTCAAGAATGTATCTTGGGAAAATGGCGGAGGAATAACCGGAACTATGAATTTTGTACAGATTGATTCTATGAATAGTGATGGAACCGCTGCTAGATGGCGTAGTGGACACGCATATCTCAAATTTGAACGAGGTGTTCTTATTGGCGCTGGTTGGAATGATTATTAGGAGGTTTTATGGAAGAAAATATCACAGAAGTTAAAGATAAGAACCTCGTATTAATCGAGGCAAACAATGAAGTATCTAAACCGGATAAAGGTGAAGATGTTATACAAGATATTTCCGAACAGGAACAGCTTCGTTCTGATGTAGAATTTTTATCAATGATGACTGGCGTTGATTTAGGAGGTGATTAAGAATGGGTGTATATACACCAGACTCAAACAGAGTTGTACATTATACATATGCCGATATGACAGCTCGTCAGATTGTACGTCCGGTTCATCTTGTGCAGTATGATCAGGGATTACCGATTATTGCGGTAAAACTATATAATGACGGACTTGAATATACAATACCTACTGGCGCAACAGTTAATATAAGATGTGGCAAGGTTGATGGTAATTTTGTATATAATCCTGCATTAGGGTGGGATTCTGCTATGCATACGGTTTACTTTGAAGTTACAAAGCAAATGACCATACTGGCAGGAGAAATAAATCCTATTGTAGAGATTGAGTTAAATAACAAGATTGTATCCAGTGGGGCAATTGCCGTGCAGATTGATTTCAACCCTGTACAGGAACGGAGCATAAGGTCAACAACGGAATACCTCACTGCTAAGCAATATGCAGAACAGGCAATTGATGCAGCAGCAAAAGCAGCAAGCTCTGCAAGCCAGGCATCTGGATATGCTAGCACAGCAAATTCAAGAGCAAACGCAGCGGCATCATCAGCTTCAGGTGCGGCTAACTCTGCAAGTGCAGCTAGTACGAGTGCAGCGAATGCGAAAAGCTATGCTGATTCATCCGCTTCATCGAAGAATGCTGCGGCATCGTCGGCTTCTAATGCATCAGCATCAGCAACAAATTCCAAAAAGTCTGAAACAGCGGCAGCGAACTCGGCATCTTTAGCGCAGGCAGCATATGAAGAAATTCTTGGAGCAGATGTCGGTAAATTTGGTTTACAGCTTGCTAATGAACACTCGGTGTTACAGCCGATTTATGATTCATCAGGGCAGAACATATGTGACTCAAGCGGTAAAGAAATACAAGGACGTATAATATTTGCTGATGAGAGCGAAGTTGTATCATTACGACAGCAGGTTAATAATTTGGATACGTTTATAAGAAGCGTTATCAGCAGATTAGAATATGTGACAGATCATGCACTGTTAGACAGTGATTACAAAGGGCTTTAGAAAAATCTAAGGCTCTTTTTATTTTAAGGAGGTTTAATAAAAATGCCTAAAGTAACAGATTATTCCGTAGCGACTAGATTTGATATTGGAGATGTAATTGTCAAAGATGGTACGGGCGGAACAAAGCAAATGACAGCTACAGATGCAGCAGTAGAATTTGCTGGTCTTGTATCAGCTATTAATCATCGAAATGTATATAGAGGAAAGAATCTTGGTTCATCGGTGACAGCTGCTCAGAAAACCGCTATTCAAAATGGAACTTTTGATGACCTATTTATCGGAGATTATTGGGTTATCAGTGGTGCAACATGGGTTATTGCTGATATGGATTATTTCCTCAGATGTGGCGATAGCGACTTTACAAAGCATCATTTGGTAATTGTACCAGCGGCATCGCTTTATAGCGGGCAGATGAATGCAACTAATACGACAGAGGGTGGATATGTAGGTTCTGTAATGTATAAAACAGGACTGGATAATGCAAAAGCAAAATTTAAGGCTGCTTTTGGAGATATGCTTCTTACTCACAGAACTTATCTTGTAAATGCAGTCGCCAACGGAAAACCATCTGGAGGAGCATGGCTTGATGAGACAGTGGCTCTTATGAATGAGATTATGGTATATGGAACACATTTCTTCGAACCTGCAAATGATGTAAACACAATTCCTACAAAATACAGCGTTTGTAATTCACAGTTGGCACTTATGCAGCTTAACCCAAGAATGATTAAGACGAGAGAAACTTATTGGCTACAGAATGTCGTTTCTTCGGCTGGTTTCGCTGTTGTGAGCAACGGCGGCAATTCGGACTACTACTACGCTTCGTACTCTATTGGGGTTCGTCCGTATGGAATCATTGGTTAAGTAAAAATCTCCGCCCCTTGTGGGCGGGGGTAATCTATAGGAAAGGATAAGTATATGGAAGATTTAATTTATACTATGGTACTGTCTGATGGCACTATCATTGAAAATCTTAGAAAAAATGGTGATAACTATATCTCAGCGTCCAAGCTTACAGCAGATATGTTTGAAGGAAAATTGTCAGAAGTAACAGTAAAAACTTCTGAAGATGAAGTGGTTATGGAAAATATGGCTCTTGTCCAGATTACTGAGATGAATGGAGAATACTGGTTTGTATTACGCCAGTTTTCATCTATCGAGCTGACAATAGCTAAAATATCTTCTGATATTGATTTCTTAGCTATGTTGCAGGATGCAGAACTATAAATTAGAAAGAGAGGAATAACAATATGGAACATAGTAAAAACTTTAAAAAGGTTAAAGACTATTATGATTATAAGCTCTGGGATGAGCGTAGAGTACGCTTCGCAGTTGGTCGCTGGATTACCGCAGAAGAGTATAAGGAAATTACAGGGAAAGATTACGAATAATGAGTGTTTTAGTTAGTGATCGTACAGAATCAAAATTTGAGGCTATCACATATTCGATTGAATTACATGATATGTTGATAGATTTTATGCAACATGGATTTGGTGTTAAAAGTGTAGATGATTATGTAAGACTTTGTTATGCATACGGAAAAGATGATAGAGAGAACTTTTCCAAGTATCGGTTTATGATGCAAAATTTTAAAAACAGAGTAGATCAAATAGCAGCACTAATTACGAGTAATGTCCGGGCAGCCAACACGATTTATCCAACGAATCTTCACGAGTGTGAAAAGAGAAGAGATTATCAAAACACTGCTATAGTCAATTGTGAGCAGCTTCTTAAGGAACTGCAACGGATTGCAGAGATATTTGAAGTAGACTTGAATCTCTACAGTCCATATGTTAAAGCTATCGACCGAGAAATCGGATTGATAAAGAAGTGGCGTCAGCGTGACAAGAAGATGGAATCATATTTCAGACGTAAGGGTGATGTCTAATTATGCGTCGTTTCTTCGGCTAATTTCGCTAATGTGAACAACAACGGCAATACGAACTACAACAACGCTTCGAACTCTAATGGGGTTCGTCCGGATTCTTCACTTAACCAATGAAGAAGGAGATATCATACCATTCCTTATAAACAGGATAAATAGCAAAGCCTGAAACAATTTACTACGGTAAGTATTGTTATAACGGTGAATAGTATATGAATTATGAGGAAATTGTATGTGATGCCAATAATTTGTATCGGGCTTATAAGACCTCTGTGAAAAGTAGCAAATGGAAAGAAACCACACAGAAGTTTATGATGAACTTTCTGCGTTATATTTTTGAAATCCAGGATGACATTATCAACAGGACTCTCAAAAATGGTCTTACACAAGAGTTTACTTTACACGAGAGAGGTCGAGTAAGACCGATTACAAGTATACAAATCCGTGATAGAATTGTTCGCCATATTCTATGTGATGATATTCTTTTACCAGAAGTTAAAAAGCACATAATATATGATAATTGTGCATCAATTAAAGGGAGAGGTATATCTCAGCAGAGAAAGAGATTTGAAATACATTTGCACAAGTATTACAAATTGCATAGAAATGACGGATGGATTTTATTTGGAGACTTCTCAAAATTTTATGACAATATAATTCACGAGATTGCAAAACAAGAACTTCTTAAACTATTTGACGATGATGAATTTATTGACTGGCTTTTGACACTTATATTTGATGGCTTCAAAGTCGATGTGTCATATATGTCTGATGAGGAATATGAAAATTGCTATTTGGATTTGTTTAATAAGCTCGAATATCGAGATATACCATCTGAAAAATTGACTGGTGAGAAGTGGATGGCTAAATCTGTAAATATTGGAGACCAGCTATCGCAGGTAATTGGAATATATTATCCTCATAGGATTGACACATATGTGAAATATGTCAGACAACAGAAATTTTATGGACGATATATGGATGATTGGTATATCATGAATCCAAGCAAAGAAGAACTTGAAGATTTGCTATCATGCATCATAGAAATTGCGAAGGAATATGGAATTCATATCAATAGAAAGAAAACTCATATTGTTAAAATTTCAAGTACATATAAATTTCTTCAAATAAAATATATATTAACAAAAGATGGAAAAGTGATTAAGAGAATTAATCCTAAAAGAGTTACTACAATGCGTAGAAAACTCAAGAAACTTTCAGTAAAAGTAATAAATGGCGAAATAGAATACGAGAGTATTGAGAATATGTTTCGCGGTTGGATGGGAGGACATTATAAACTCTTATCCAGAGAACAACGAAAGAATTTAATACAGCTTTACGAAGACCTATTTAGTAAGAAAATCACAATAGTCAACAAGAAGCTGATTGTTTCTGATAGGTCTGCATGATTGCACATAAAGAAGGAGGAAAACGATGGAACCATGGTTTCAGGTTGTACTTACGATCTTTAGCTCAGTTCTTGCATCTTCTGGGCTGTGGGCCTATTTGCAAAAGAAAAGCGAGCAAAAAGATGTTAAAACAGAGATGCTTATTGGATTGGCACATGACAGGATCATGTATCTTGGAATGTCGTATATTGACCGTGGGTGTGTAACCCAGGATGAATATGAAAATCTGAGGGTATATCTCTACGAACCCTACGAACGTATGGGCGGGAATGGTTCAGCAAAGCGAATTATGCAGGAGGTGGACAAACTCCCGATTCATAAATTTATAGAGAAGGAGGAAGAGCACAATGAGCATGAGTAACAAGACATACGACATCCTTAAGTGGATTGCTATGTATCTGCTTCCGGCTGCTTGTTCATTATACTTTGCACTGGCCGGAATCTGGAGTCTCCCGTATGGAGAGCAGGTGGTCGGAACCATCACTGCGGTTGATACTTTCCTTGGTGTTATCCTTGGAATCAGTACATCCCAGTACAACAAGACTGCTGATAAAGAAAAATAATGAAAGTGTCATGGAGGACTAAACATTATGGCAAATATGAATGTAAACAAAGTCATTTACGGGGGGGATGTCCTTACCGATCTTACTGGCGATTCCGTCAGTGCAGATAAGGTCCTCAAAGGTATTACTGCTCATGATAAGAGTGGTGCAAAGATCACGGGTACCTGTACATTCGACAGCGATACTTCCGAAGATACTGCGGCTGTCGCTGAGATTCTCGTAGGAAAGACTGCGCACGCCCGTGGAAGTAAGCTTACAGGTACTATGAAGAACAACGGCGCTGTCAAGGGTATCATCTCAACTGTGGCTGGAGAATATACAGTACCGCAAGGCTATCATGATGGCTCTGGTAAGGTGTCTATTGACGCCACCGAACAGGCAAAGCTTATTGCTACTAACATTCGTGAGGGTGTGACGATTCTTGGCGTTGAGGGTGCCATGTCTGGTTCTGAGGATATGAA